AATCGAAACCCTTGCGGCGCACGGTGCAAGCGTGGCCTAGTACCTTACTGAACCCCCAAGATGTAACTATTCTAGCACTATCTGATAGTCCTGTCAAGCAAGTTTACGCCTCCCCGGTAGGAATTGAACCTACGTATACTTGATCCGTAATCAAGCGCGTCATCCACTACGCTACGGAGAGTTGGTCGGACACCGAAGAGTCGAACTTCGTTCTGTTCCTTATCAGAGAACCGTACTAACCGTTATACTAGTGTCCGTAGTAATGGGCCGGGTTTTGGTAAGCACTAGGTTCAAGGGTACCGGCCCGCTGACCTATTTTAACCATCGTGGCTGCTTTCTACTGACTCCTACATTATCGGTCATCAGTTACTCACATGCGCTGCGCGGGCAGGATTCGAACCTGCGTGGCTTTGATTCAGAGTCAAAATGGGATGCCCGCAACCCTCCGCGCATTGGTGGCGGGAGCAGATTCGAACTGCAATTGGAGATTATGAGCCTCCTGTGATTCCGTTTCACTATCCCGCGAACCATAAGTATAGCATCAGTCTATATTACTGTCAAGAGCGGAGTATTGTCTATAGTAGATGGGATACTTCCATGCTGTATGTTGACGGGTGGATGTTCCCATGGGCCAGGAGAGTATATCTGAACGATTCCAGCCCGCCCAAGTTTTGTAACAAATACATCTCCTGTAACTGTGATCGGCTCTAATTGTGCCCGCCTCAGAATTTTACGTGCGCCTGTAGGCCATACCATGATCGCTCCCAACGGCCACTCATGCCACATCGAACGAATGTATGCATTATGAAATGAAGTCTCAGGTGCGTTGGGATTCACCCTGTCATATGGTGTATATAACTGGAATGCTTCCACCAGAAACCCCTTCATGCTGTGTAAATAGTTGTCAAGTTCATAAATGAAAGAATGGATTGGTTCAGCATCATCCTCAAAAATAATCATCGGAGTCTCATGCTCCGAAATGTATTTGAATGTATTTATTAGTGACGCCCAATATCCTATTTCGCCCGCCCGAGTAGGGCGCCCGAAATCGAATTGATACTCTGGATTCTCTTCAAGCCATTTTGATGCATCGGCGGGTCCTACAAAATCAGGAAAGTGCTTTTTATGACCTGCCATTATTCTGTCTATGTAGTCTTTCTTTGACTTACGTGAGTCATCGACCGACATAATACAGTAATCATACACGTAGCCCAGGCAAGAGTCGAACTTGCGACGAGAGGATATGAGTCTCTAGTTTTACCGTTAAACTACAGGGCCTTGATCTAACTATTCTACTACTCCCCGCTTTTTCTGTCAAGCCCTTCTGTGAGCCTTTCTATGCTCACCGGCTGAGCAGACGAACAGATTTAGGTGGTGGTTGTCAGACTTTATCTCATTGATGTGATGTACCTGCTCCCACGTCTCTAGTATGCGATCTAGTATAGCCTCCATGACAAGGCGATGCTCGTAGTACCACCCGCCCCGAAAAGACTTCGGATGCTCAGGCACCTTGACTATAACATACCCGTCAGGAGTCTGTCTAGTCTCCCTGGCCCACCATCTTTTTAGCGGGCGGTACATCAGTACCCGGTTATTGCGACCCAAAATATCTTAATACCACGCATCTGCTGCTTGCTAGGGCTCAGAATTCTCACAGCAAAACTGGTGGCTACGGGAACTCGGGCATGGCTCACAGTGATGTTGGCATTAGCGAGGGGCGTGAAGATTACGATGGGGGTCCACTTGGCGGTGTGAGCGACGGGGAACTTGATGACTTGCATGATGTTCCCCTTAAATGTCGGAACATTAAATATTCCAGACTGAATCCTGAACTTGTCACCAGAGTCACCAGACATAATCTGATTACCCTGCTGCATCACGATTCCTGTCGCCATTGCCTTCAAGGCATTGTCATTCTCGATCAGATCATTAATGACTTCGTAATCAACGAACCCGCCGCTAGCCAGCGGGGCTATCGACTTAAACGGCACTTAATTCTTCTCCTTCTATATGTAAATTACACTCTACAGACGAACACTCTATTACTCTGTTCCTGTCAAGGGAATAGACAGTAAAGACATCTGGACTTACGATATGTCTACGCTTGTTGTCTGATATCAAGTATATTTTACCACTAGATATGTCTTGAATCAAAGTACCGTCTCTGAAACCTAGAGTGCCACCCTGTTTGATCCCGCTCAAACTTGACTCCCAGGCGACCACCACATCAACCCGCCAAGATTGTAGCACGCGATCACTGGCAAACTTATATCGCTTGCCATTTTTGATGTACCAAGTATTTTTCTCTGTACGGACAACCATGCCGCCCGGCCATGCCAGCGGCTCAGCGCGAAGCGGTTGTTCTTCTATTACTTTCTTTTTCTTAAACATAGTATCTTCTACTAGTATATATATTCTTATAGTATAAGAACATAGGGTAGCATCCTCACTGGTACTTGTCAAACCTCTCTAATAGATATGATCCGCCAGCCCCGACTGTCCAGGCAATAGAGGCAAAAAAACCGAACACCAGCGGGCCGCTTTCAATAGTGATAAATATGGTTCTACCGAACCAGACACACGCAGCGGTAAAAAATGCCCATGCCATGAATCGGTTAGAACGTCGCCACCAGGCCCACCAAAACATAAACGTAATAACCAGAGCAGTCCATCCAATTAGCAACTGTGCTACAATGTTCTGCACAATCCCGTCCCGAGTGATGATGTTTCCGACGAACAGCCCGAACGTCGCTATCGACACGGCCAGTGCGAATGGCCGGGCCTTGCGTCCAAATATTGAAAACGGTAGTTCTCGATTTCTACTGCCCACTTGCTAATTATACCACTGTTTCAACAATATCTTGGATTCCATTTTGTTACTGTCCAATAATTATTTCCACCAAGCCATACCTCAATAGTAAGCGAATGGCGTCCTCTATCTAACCTTGTATCTATACCACCATACAATGTTTTTCCAGGTCGTACCCACATCGGGAACATAACAGAATGTGATGTGCCCTTATCAAACCATAACTCAAAGGTCCTGCCACGCGGTGCCTTTGGATCAACCGCCAAGCCCGCGATGATATCGTCACAATTAACTGTTGTCCATGATACAGTCCAATCAATTCCTCTGTTAACTTGAATTGCCTGTGCTGGTGTAGCCACAAAGAATAGCAAAATTGATGCAATAAAAATAATAATTGTTTTTTTCATTTTTCCTCCTAGATTTCTGCTGTGAATTCAAAGTAGCCGGTACCCGCTTGGTACAAGCAGGCTGGGCGGTATGCCGTTGCGCCACCGCTCGTATTGAGGTCGAACTCCATAGTCTGCGCGGTGCAGTAGTTCGTCGCAACAGACGAGATCGACGGAGTAACAGAACCGTCGTAGAGATATATTGTACCAGAGTACGTAGGTGTAGGCGCGATCCGCATTGTAACAGGAAATGGCGCTGCACACCGAGCAGCAATACTAGAAGTAGTCCAAATCCCGCGCAATGGAGGTTGGGTCCACCTTTGATAGAATCGCTGACACCTGGCTAATTCTTCCCTCTCAGAAAGACTAACACCAAGAGTTCTTGTTTGACCAATCTCCAACTTTGGATCGGCTATTGTCATCGACACGTCCGTTGCTGACACAAACTCTACTTTTAATGTTTTTGCGGTAGAGGGAATCGTTCCAACAACCTGAAAATATGTTGGGGTTGTAGTCGCAGCCACCGTTGCGGTGATAGCGTCAGTTGTAATAGAGCCATAGGCTGTATCATCAGTTGTCGAATATCTGACTCTCATTATTACATTGGAACTGGACCCGGCTGCGATCATTGCAGACAGTACACATTTTTGCCCACGAAGCCTGTAGGCATCCTCAGACTCCAATGTCTGAACAAGTGAATTTGTGACCGGTGTGGTGGCTCCGGTTGTGGAGATAGCGTATCTTGATTGACTTCCCGTCTGGCTGCTTGCTCTAGTAACGGTAGAATTAGATGTTGAACGCCATCTATCCGCTGTCATTGTATTTGTCGCGCCGAGACTGGAAGTTCCACGCTGCCATATTGTAAATGATGCATTATGCAAAAAGTTGTATCCTTGTTGTGGATATCCATTACCTTGATCATCTATAATACGGCCCCAAATTCTTATAGTTCTCCCCTCGCCAGAAACAGTTTGTGTGCCAACAATATTAAGACCAGAAGAAAAAATACCAGCCCCAAATATCCCATCATTACCGTCAGTCTGATTGGCATGACCATATTTAGTATATTTACCAGACGTAATTGATGTATTAGAGTTGAAGGTCTTGTCACCAGTGATTGTTTCTGTACCCGCCAGATGTACGACGAGAGAGTCCGTGCCGTAGACGGTCGTGTCCACGCTCCATGTGTTCGCACCATTTGTCTTTAGGAAACCCGATGTTCCGGTCAATGCGGCGATATTCGTCAGGTCCGTATCTAATGGTTGATATGAATGGGTATGGCCGGTTACTTCTAATGTTCCAGAAGCGGGAAGAGTGACGGAGGTATTCCCACTTGTGGCTAGAGTTACTGTATGTGTTGATGACCCTATTGATGTGTTTCCACTTATGGTTAGTGTCTTTCCTGTATTGGCTACTCCTGTTCCACCGTATTGTCCAGCAACTACCCCGCCGTTCCATGTTCCAGATGTTACTGTGCCTACTGTCGTTGCAGCCGCCGCGTTTACAGCCGCCGTCGTCACTATTTCTGTCTTGACGTTTGCCAGTGTTTTTGGACGAATATATCCATCTGTAGCAGTTTCTACAAAGTAATGTGTTGCTGCCGTTGCTGTATCTGCAACCCCGGCCAAACTTATTAGTGGAATGGTTGTTGTAAGACTTGCTCCGGTCATTGTCAGTGTAGCATTCGTATGACCTATACCGATTGGAGTTGCTGATGTTCCTCCGGTAGCAAGGTTGAGGGCACCAGACGTTAACCCGGTCCCAATTGTGATAGACCCAGTTGTTACCTCGGACCATAAATCAGCGGCAGTGCCAGTAGATGCAACAATATTAGTCAAAACACCGTCTGTGAGCGTGATACCAGCAAGCGTCAGGGCTCCGGTACCACGGTTTAACGCAATGCTTGTTGTACCAATAAATACCGATGAGTTACCTAGAACTGCTGACGGAATGGTACCGGATGCAATATCAGCACCAGTAAGAGCAGCCCACGTTGGAGCCGCCGCCACGCCACCCGCCGAAACCGAACGTAGAAAACGATTGCTATTTGATGTATCACCAGCGAGCCTAGTTGGTGTACCGGATGCTCCACCATATAGTACATCTCCGAGAGTCGTCATTGGGTTCGTCATCAGGCCAGTTGTCGGATGCACATGGTCTTGTCTTGATGGTATTGTGCTTGTTCCGGGTCCAGCCGATCCTAGAGCAACGGGATTAGTAGATGAAAGCAGCGCACCGGCCAAGCCGGTCGCGCTAATAGTATCTCCTGATACTATGCCATTCTTGGTACGAAATTCCTTGTTTGTTGTTGCCATGAGTTCACCTATCCCCCATGGGCGCCAGCGTTATGCTAGCGCCATACGGATTACCTTACAGTCAGTTGTGTTGTTGGCTGGCGTGATTCTTAGTCTTATATATGTTGATCCATCATAATCTGCATCAATTGTTGCAAGCGAGGCGCTCGTATATACTTCACCGTATACTGTCAAGTGAACATTGTTCGAACTGTCCCGCGCAACCAATACCTCAGTGATATGTGTGTTTGTTGCGGTTGACAACGAAACAATGTACTTTACAGCCTTGTATGTGGCTGGTGTCCATTGATCTGCTGTATATGGTGTCGCCGCTGTCGCCAGTGAAGTCTGAATTGCAGTGATATTGGCGTTTGCATCAATGTTAAGCCCGGTTTGGATTGTTGGCGTCGCTGGAATATCAAGCGTGATGGAGTTGGCGGCGTGCGTAACCGTTACTCTGTTCGATGTACCATTCAGGGTCTTGTATTCCTGAACGGTTGCTCCGTTGTTCATTCCTAGCAACTGGTTTGCGGAACCCTTTGTCAACTTACCAAGAGTGTTGGCGGCGGAGGCATAAAGCAAGTCACCCTGCGCCCAGGTTGTCTGACCGGTACCACCGTTTGCGTATGTTACTGTGCCAGTTACGTTAGCAGCGTTACCGGAAATATTACCGCTGACATCAGAACCAGGAATAGATGAAACTGTTGTGAACGCAGTTTGTGCGCTAGCCTTCAAATATCCAGCGGTAAAGGTTGTTGCTCCGGTTCCACCATTAGCAACCACTACTGTTCCAGTAACATTTGCGGCAGTTCCAGTAATGTTGCTGTCAGTGAATGCTACGGTCTTGCGTGTTGAGACGGGGGTGAAGTATAGGTTTGTACCATCGAATTCCATGGCCCCGGCTACTGCTGCTGTAAGGTTTGTTCCAGATACGAAGTACAGCGGTGCATTACCGGCACCAGCCGCACCTGTTCTCAGAGTAATAGCACCCGTCATCGTTCCGCCGCCCTTTGGCAGCGCAGCATTTGCTAGGTCATATGCAGATTTAACGGCATTAGGAGTGGCAGCGGTAGTTGTCGATGTTGATGACGTAGAATCAGTAAGTTGCAGAATACCTGTTTGTGATGTAGAGCCAGCCCTGATGGCAGTACCACCAGCAGCAGTGATAAGACCCTTTGCGTTAACAGTGAACGTTGCAACAGTTACAGAGTCACCATATGATCCAACATTGGAGTTTACAGTAGCAAGCGTTCCAGCGGCAGTGACATTTCCACTACCATCGAAGTTTATGTTCCACGCAAGATCGCCAGTAATAGCAATATTACGTGCAGATGCCAGTGTTGCTGCTGATCCGGTCGTATTGAAGTTTGCGGTACCAACGGTTCCAGAGAATACTTCTGATGTATTGGTAGCATCTGGAATGAATGTAAGATATCCAGTGGAGTCATCGAATCCAAAGAATCCGACCTTAGCGGCAGAACCATTGTGCCATCTGAATTCTATACCACGATCCTTGTTGTCATCTGATACCGGCGCTGTGTCTCCACCAATTGTGAATACTGGATCATCAACCGTTACTGTAGTCGAGTTAACGGTTGTTGTTGTACCATTGACAGTCAGAGTACCACTGACGGTAAGATTAGTGAATGTTGGCGAGGCAGCAACGTCGATGGTAACATCTGATCTATTGGCACCGGAGTTATCAACATTTGTAACTGTGATCTGGTTTCCACTGATAAGGTTAAGGCCGAGACGTTGTGTCTGAGCAGCACCATCATCGTAGAGTGTTTGATAGTTGCCGGAACCGGCGTGGGTATGATCACCGAGCGAAACAGTAGACGAGGATGTTCCAGTTGGTATTTGGGCAATAGGTATCTTGGTACCAGCATCAAGTGATGCTACACCATTAGCCGCCGCCTTATTAGCAACCACTAGAACCTGGCTACCATTTACTGTTGCTGTGGTGCCAGATACAACCAGTCCGGTTACCCTAAAATCCTTCACTACTGTTGCCATTTCATCTCCATTATAGTGTTATTTTGTTATAAGTCAAGCCGTCATGCATGTTCTCATTATTCTTATCGAAGTGCTTGTTGATACTGGATCGAGTGTCAACTCTACGTTCGCACCGTTCACGTCTGCCGTTATTTCTCCAAGCACGGTGTTAGTCCAAACCTCACCATATATAGTTATATGAGCATCTGTGCCTGTATGTACAACTGTTGCACATAGAGAATGAAAATCGGTTCCATGTATTATCTGAATCCAGTAGAATGCAGTTCTATATGTTGCCTTTGGGAAGGTGTCAACCACTGTTGCCGTATCTATTGCATTTACAAGGACACCACGACCAGACGCAGCCCCGGCGAAGGATGCGTCTGTTCCTATTCCTATATCTTTTAGAACGTCTGCTCTATAGTTTCTAGATGGCATTAGTATTTGATCACGAACTTTACTACTGTATATGGGCTGTAGTTTTCTTGACCAGCCGGGCTGGACCCGCTGCCAGTGCTTGCCGTAGCACCAGAGATTGTGTGATTATGCGGAAATTGATGAGTATGATTTTCACTGGCATCTGTACTACCAGAATGATTATGTGTTTCTGAGTTGCTATTTAAAGCATCTCCACTACCACTAGTACCATCATACAAAACAGAGGCCAAGTAGGTACCGCCGCCAGGAATACCACTTAAATCTTTTGGAGTTGTGCTTGTCCATTTGATAGATACGTGTGAGTGACTTCCGCCAGTTAGACTAATAGTATGAGAATGCGCCCCCGCCCCAGTTGTTGTCGGCTCTCCGCCGCCCTGGCCTATTGCTGAGTTTACAAGTGTGCCGGGTGCGTGCGTATGTCCGACCATTGCCGCAGACCCGCCGGTTTTTCCTATAGCATCAAATTCAGTGATTGAGCCATTGATACCAACTGGCATCTTTGCTCGCATGTCTGGTACATTGAAGTGAGTGCCATCGACAGAGCCAAACTGAGTACCTATTGCTGTGAACAAATCTGGATAGTCTGCTCTTAACAGTGATGCTCCATTACAATCCAGCCAGCCCGTAGGCGTTCCGGTACCGCACCACATCTGCATGATTCCGGCTGGCAAATCTGACGTAACGTATCCAGTAAATAGACTACCGCTTGTTGAAATGCCTATCAGTGCTTCTATAGTTGTTACGGTAATTGTTGCACTTGAAGTTATCAACAGCCTGATGATACTGTCGGATGAATCAGCGAACACTCTGGCATATATGTATGGGGCGGTACCATCCAGAGCCACCCTTGTCAGCCTAACCTCGTCATCACAGTCATTGATCACCGTTCCAGAACTCAACCACGGAAAATCTCCATGGTACAGAACACCATTGATATTCAACTGCATGGTATAGATACCACTATCAGGCATTCTGACATCAGTATTGTCTATGATCGTGTACCATGTATCGGGATTAATTGTTGCTATTGATGGCTCTACCAAGAAATATGGATTAGCGCCCTCGCTTCCGTCTACCGCACTGATCCACTTTTCTGTCCCGGCATCGTATTTCAGCACATCACCGTTTGTAGGTGATGGTATGTTTACGTCTAGTAAATCTTCTAGATACTCTACACCGCCGCCAGGACTTCCACCGCCACTGATGGTAACGTCAACCCTATTTTGTCCTACATTATCATTAGCGGCAACCGATGTACCGATGAAGTTGATAATTGTTCTCTGTGCTACATTTACGCCTTCATCCTGTATGATGATGCCACCAGCCGTTGCAGGCAACGTCTGGCCGTATGTCTGCACCGAACCAGACCGTTGATTAAACAAGTCAACTATATAAACCTTGTAATAGTAGACTGTATTCTTCAAGGGAGGATCGTCGGTATATCTCGCTGACCCGCCCTGATAAATTCGGTCGGTACCATTTTCAAGATCAGGGGTGAAGCCAGACGACGTTCCCCTATATATCTCATAGTATTTGAGGTCATCAATTGTGCCGCCAACGTCTGTCCACGAAATCTCAATACCATCGGATACAGTTTTTGTTGTGATATTGGTCACATTTGGGGGAACCGGGTTGGAGGCAGATGATGATACCGGAGTGGAAAGGTTATTGGTTTTGTCTCTTGCCTGTACGGTGATCAGAGTAAACACACCCGAAGCCTGGCCATTGTGCTGCGACGCATTCTCGGCAAAACTATACGTATATGTATTTGTGGTTGAGTAAACCTCTACCTGTGTCACTCCGTCATCAAGCGTGATAACATAGTCTTTAAGGTCTGTTATCGGTGTATTGTTAGTGTTCTGTGTGGTCGGGTTCCAGATCATAGTCAGGTCTTTTTTGGTGAAGTTGGTGAAAAAGCCTGTGGGACGCTTTGGAATAGTATTGTCTGATGGGGCGGTTATCTGATAGCCGGGGCTCCACTCGGAAACGTCATCACCAGCAGTTGACCTTATCTGCAACATGTACTTCTGTCCTGGCTGTAAATCTCTTACAAGATATTCCATTACACACTATCCACGTAGTATTCTATTTCAAGCAGCGCCCCGGATTTCTTTTCTATTGGACTCGTCAGTACACTTCTGGAAACCAAGCCGTAGTTTGTACTCTGTGTATCGGTATCCTCCACTCGCAACCCATCGAATAATACATTGTCATCCACCGCCTCAAATTCTATTGCGATGATGTTACCCCACGATGGAGTGCCAGTTGCCACAAAACTACCCTTGCTAACGCTAAATATGCCATACGATGCTGCAATAGACGTAACGGTGGCAGAGTAGTAGTTGCTGTCATCTGTTATGAATTTAAGGTTCAGGTCTGACGTGCTGGGTGATTCAAGGCAGGCAGCAATTGTGTCCTGTGGTGAGTACATCGTATAGTCACTTGGTACGCCATACAATCGGTATCTTGTCGAAGCCAATAGTTCAACCCGGTCGTCACCTATACGCTGGCCAGTCGTACCAGAGTCAACATTTTCCCAATCTGTTCCAGTCCATATACTCCACGACTCCGACGTTTCTCCATATGAGGTAATCTGAGAACCACCATTGCCAGCATCGCTGTTCGTAACCGCCGAAAATATCCCGACCTCGTATATCCAACCAACTACAGACTGATCAACCGATGACTTAATGACGATTTTATTGGGAGTTGGTGATGTATTGAATTCTGCCACCTTGCTTGAAATAGGAGCGCGATAGAACTCAAAATCTAACTTGGCATCTGTAACGGCAGCGGTTGTTGCGCCTACACCTATGGCAAATGCCCCAGCCCACTCACCGATGGTACCAGCCATATATGACGCTATGATGTCTTTCCCGGCATTAGTTATGACGTTCTTCGACCTGGCTATTTCTTCACCATCGAGTTTGAATACGTATGTTCCAGATGTAATCACGCTTGAATTATACCATTTATCGAGATAAAGTCCAAGGTACTAGTCACCGCCACCGCCGCCGGGCGCTATATATGGAGGATCAGGTTTTGGAGTCACGCTTATGTCTATCAAAGACCATGGTAGTTCTGAGTACGAATATATAAAGAACTTGTCGGTTAGCGCATCAACAACATATAACTCGTAAAACTTCACCTCTGCTATTGCTTCTTTGATACCAGCACTACCAGTCACAGAATCAAAATATCTTACAACTGGATCGGGGTGCGGATCGCCCCAGGTTGGATACGGATATACTCCATAGTAAAAAGTATTGGCGTCAGCAGACGTTATTCTCATTGTTACATCATAGTATTTGTATCCAGCAGGGATGAGGTTGACTGTGACGACATATTTATATGCGAGTGGCCCGGCAGGAATCTCTGTGGACGTTGCATCACTGGCGTCTGTTGACGGGTCGGTTATATCAAGTACGCTATTGTTAACATTATAGGTTGTTACTGCATGAATTCCAACAACAGGGGGTTCTATTTCCACCCCCGTCTCATTTACTGGAACAACTCTAATCTCATAGTCATCAGACAAGTCTTTTGGATCAAAGGCAATAGTTACTTGTGCGGCGCGAGTGCCCTCATCGCTATATGTCAAACGCTCATTAGCAACAGTCATTGGCCACGGATACGCTAGTTCTACATTACCAACAAAATCATCAGCCGGGTCCGGTTTATGCAGATGCTCTTTGAGTTCTTTAATAGAGGATTCTGTCCATACTATCCTGTCAGCATCCATCAGCCACCACCGCCCGGCGCGGGCGGTCCAGCAATGGCAGAGCCCTCCGCCCATGCTCCTTTACCAACAGAGTTAACAGCACGAACCCGAACCGTATACTCCATATATGGAATAGCACCATAAAGATAGTACCAGTTTTCTTCTACTTTAATAATCTCTCCACCGTTAATCTGAACTTCATAGTACAGGACCGGCTCACCAGAATTAGTCGGTGGTCCCGATGTATTGTCTGGTGGCGTCCAATATGCATATATAGCCTCAGAACCAGACGTTACACTAAGCGAAACTCTTTCTGGTAACGGTTTGCCTATATCGCTACCCAAATATGTTTTAAAGACTCTACGGAAATCAGTTAGGACCTCAAACTCAACATAAGTTCTAATATTAATACCATTCTCCGTGTGTGCTTCTTCCAATGCTCTAAAAACCTCAACGGCGTCACCGTATGCTGGCTGGCTTGGCAGTTCAGCGCCCTGTGTACCAGGAAACAGTCCGAATACAATGGAATATAGACCAGACCCCTCCCTGGCAGATGTTGAATACTGATCACCAAGATATTCCGATCCACCAGTATTCTCTAGATCATCCTGTGCGCTTAAAAATATTTGTTTTAGATTTGTTGCCGTGACCCACCCATTATATGAATAATCAACATCATTACTGGAATTGTCGTAGTCCATAATGGCGTAGACACCATCATTAGATGCATCTGCAAATGCAGTATGAGTATCCTCGCCATCAACTATTGCTGGAACACCAAGATTACTTACTCCATATCCACCATTAGCCTCTATACCGGGATCACTACCACCAGGCCCAAAAATTTGTATTCTAGCAGTGCTACCATCCCAGCCGTAATCCTCCGGTGACATGGGACCGAGATCATATAGAATGACTCGTTTTAATCGTATCTTTGGCACGACTGTTCCACCAACAAGCGCAAATGTATTATTTGGCTCGCTCCATTCTATCTCGCCAGCCACATTATGCCCCTGACTCGTAGAAACATCGTCTCCATTAGCATTGTGATACGGTGCGAAACTGTCTATAAAACTTCTGATCATTTGATGCTGCTTGAATAGAATTTCGTGAGGATTATATGTTTTACACATACCTCCGCCGGATGCAGTTATCGTAACTTGTATTCTGCCAAATTGCTCATAATCTGATAATTCCCAATGTCTACTGAACCTAAGATCAAGACCCCACGATCCACCAAAGTTTCTACCTACTGTTTTCAGTCCGCTAGGCCCTGGGTTGGCACCCGGCGGACCACTTGATCCATGATAGTAGTCTACATGTAGAGATGGATACCCATACGTTCCAATATCAATATCAAAATCAATGTTATATCCACCAATAATAGCCAATTTACCGGCTATTTGATTTGCTAATAGTGGAGAACTATTTACGGAGTTAATGAGGTCTTGGTCACATTCTGGGATTTCTTCTGATTCTGGATCAAGAATACCAGTGTCACTAGCAGCAGATAAATCATACGTTTTAAACGCTGGCTTTGCCAATCCAGTACATCCTTCTGCTGTAGGCCCGCCACACTCTGATGCATTCATGAATCCACTGATAATATCTACCTTAGATGATCCAGATACAGATAAAGATGGAGGATTATATATCGTTAGCGAAGAAAAACCAAAATATGGCTCAGTCCACAAAGATTCGGGCCAACTATAAAAATTCCACCCAGCAGCAGCAGCCACGCTCTGTAAATTATCACCCATATATGCTGCATAGTAATATCCATTAACATATGAAACTACACCGTGACCAAGAAAGAATTTAGTATTTGGTACCCGAGTGTTATATCCAGTTAGATAGTTTTGAGTCCGTGGACCGTATAGATGCATCATATCTCCATACTTCCACCATTTAGTATTGATCAATGGATCAGAAACGGGGGTGATTCTGACTTCATAATCCTCTGCGTCGATTACTGGATCAAAACCTATGGTTGACTGTACCTTGCGCTTACCTTCGTCATCCTGTGTGAATTCGTGATCCAATGTTTCAAGAGGCCATGGATATCCAAGCAGCCGGGCTAAATCCTCGGTCAGTTCTATCTCACCCAAACGTAGTTGTCGTTTGAGTTCTTCTATTGCTGCCTCAGTCCACTTGATTTCATCTGAATTATACATTATGATCCAATCGTCCCACCCTCAGAGTATTCTAGTGACCACGGACCAAATGCCTGCGCGGCAGTCTCAAACGCGCGGGCGCGACCCTTTTTTAGCCATAAAAGGCCCTCTACGTCAAGCAGAGTGTTATGATCTATAAGTATCTCCACGGTATATTCTGCATAACTTAAATTAGTTACACGTGTGACCGTACTTGATACATACGACAGTGTAACGGGCACCCCCTGAAATTCTACCGAACCCGTAAACAGCGTTACAGTTGATGAACCCTCTATATACTCACCATCGGCGTCAACATCAAACGATGCATCAATCCATTTAATAAACGGCTCCGCCTCATCAAACAATTTATACTCAGCGTAATACTCATACTTTGATGCTTTTTTGTAATCCGCCTCATCAATAAAAATGTGATATTCCATCCTGTATGTGTCAGAATCTTCCTGCCACATCTTAAACCAACGCACGGACGGCTGTATGGTTGCTTGCGGAAGCGGTGGCTCTTCTATTGGAACAAGACGAATCTCATAATCCTCCGCCCCAAAAACCTCATCGAATGCTATTGTGCCATGCACCCAGGCATCACCATCAATACCTGTTATCGCCTGATAGTTTGTTACGCTCAGTGGCCATGGATAGTCTAGTGTCAACTGAGGCGACTCTACATCATGATCATGCTCTGGCTCAGCCAGTTGATCACGTAGTTCTTTTATAGCCGCCTCGGTCCATACTATTCTGTCTGATCTTGTCATAGTTCCACGCATTCTATCTGTGTTACAAGGCCCTGGTCGAAGGACTGTTTTACAGATGTCACCACAGCATTACGTGCAAGTCCAATTCTGTCAAACTTCAAGTACACCTGATCGCCCGGCTCTAACAACGGATTGGAGAATACTCGCATCGAATGCTTACGCAACCTCTGCCCGGCTCTGTCAACTATCCACTGACAGATATGCTCTGACGTTTCGCGTGACGTAATCCACTGATTACTTATCTCCAACTTCTTTTCACCGAACTCACCCAGGGAAGTCTTGTTTTCCTTGGATACTTCTATTTCCTCATACTGCTCAACGATGACACCGCTAATCAGTGGATAGAGTCCAGAGTCCGTCTCGGACAGAATTACGGGGATTTGTCCAAGATTAGTGACGCGAATACTCGCTCCGAATGGAGTCACATTGTCTAGGGCGGCGGCTATGTCATATGTCTTTGCCACAAATATAGAACGTACTACCTTACCAGTTGAATCCTTTTTCTCTGCAACATCAATGGTATCTCGGCCTCCCTTTTTAGGATCATCAACCCCATTGACAGTTGGGAACCAGTAATAACTTATGGCAGGATACTTTGAGAATCGCACATCAGCAACATACACCTCTTTGGCAACATCATCAAAGTTTTCTACGAATGAAATCTTCTTCGTTCTCAACGCAGTACGGCCTCGCAGCAATATCTCAATAATATCTTTCATGGTTCCTCCATGAGTAGAGTCAAACTGTAGTCCATATCCTGTAACAGCAAGATAGTTGAATCGTACATTGCTCCGCCCGGTCGCTGCGATGGATACGGCTGTTCCCGGCGTAACGCTGTCAAGCAAATCAATGTGACCTATCTCAGTTCCATTTATCTTGATTCTGAACTGTCTATAACTTGGCAGGGTCGGGTGTATCTTTGTGTAAACGCTGACTCTATAGGGATCGCCCTCTTTTATCGAACAATCGAGGAACCCGCCTAGATTACGCTGTATTACTCCGTTCACGACCGGCATCACTGCAATCTCCTTGCTAGCCACCTTAGATGACGATATTTCCAGATAGTAACCACTTTGTACTACATTTTGTGCATCTATTGTGGCGAACATCACAATACCGCCCGAACGCTGCTTTGATGTTCCAGACAGTAACGTTATCTCGGTTGCAAACTGAGAATATGTTGAGTCAAACACCTTGCTAGCAGCGACCAAGCCCTTCGGGCTGGCTATCGGACAGTTGATATTCATATAGTAGTCTGCGTTACGTCCGGGCGTAGAAGTTATAGAGAAGTATTTACGGATAGAGGCTGGGTATTCGAACGAATCATGTGCATTGCCATGCGCTGCCGGGCGGGTCAACAATGCACCGCGCGTCAGATTCTCAACCCTACCAGTGAAATTGACAGTACCATTGGCATCGGAGTACACTTCTGATAACTGCTGCTTACTCTTAACCGTTACAGTTTTATATGCACCCGTTGCTAGACTCAAATACTGATACTGCATCCCATCAAACTTTATGCACTCCTGATCGTACATCATATATCCAGAAAACGACCCCCAGCGAGAACTGCTCAACGCCGTGCTGTCTATGTACATATATGTCTGTGTGTCATCCATCGCCTGAGTCACGCGGGCTGCGCCCAGCAATACAGGGTTTTCTGGTGAGTACAACACACGATCAGCCATTCTGGAATAGGCAACGGTTGATGTGTTCTTGTACTGTCCTTCATCCGGGTCATTGCTGCGACTCGGCTTCATCGGCTTGAATTTCATTATCGCCTTGTTTACGACTTCCAGGGGCTCCGCCTCATGCTCTTCAATATTCGCTAGAACCGCACCCTCCGTCTGTCCGTAGAAATCCCATTGAGACGAGAATGTTCTGTCATACAGATATTCTTTCGACATGATGTTCAACTTACCATAATTGTCGAATGTCACGGCGCATTGATATCCACGACATATCTCTTTTATACATTCCCAAACATTCTGCTGCGATGTAGTCCAGTACCAGTCAATTATCTGTTCAGGAATATCCTGTACTGTTTTGATCACAACGTCATTGAATCCCACCGAGTCAAGGATACGCCATATGGCGGCTGTCGGGGTGGTCTTTGTCAGCAGCATATCCGGCGCCTGTATGCTTTGGAATTCCAGCGAGTAGTCAAACATGGATAGCGTAATCGCATCACCATCACCAGTTGAGTGCGAGTCTACATACATATCCATATCATAGATAGTCTCATTGTTCACCACTGATGTTACTACCACGTTGGCCCAGCGCCTAGTCAGTATATTCAACGATCCAGAATCGTTGAATGCATAGTCGGTATTGTCTAGTAGAACCTCACCATTGTTGGCGCTCACTGTTCCAAGTGGGGTCAGCGCATCATCTTCTGCAAGGTTATTGGTTGTACTCCATGAAATAAGTCTACTTGTTACATCAACAACTAGACGAGGTGAAACCTCGATAATCGCCGGATAGTGACCCTGTGTCATTGAATCGACAGAGAATCTGATTCCAGTTATCTGAATGGCATCACTTATAGCAAATGTTGTTGGTGGCGTTGTAGACCATGTGTTGTTCTTTCTATAGTAAACAATACGACCGTCTGCATCCGGCGCCGTCTCACATAATAGATTCCAGTCTCCAAGCGTATCCCTATACTCGATATACACAGATAGCGGCTTATCGAGTGTTGCTTCGAACAACATGTAGAACTTGTTGGTAGAAACTGGTGCGTCATATGTCATCTCAACATATGGAGACTGTACCGCCGCCGCAAAATATTCGTATCTATCTTCTGATCCCACAACGTAGAGTCTTGGTATCAGGGTCCATCCATCTATTGATGAGTTGTATGTTGCACACAGATTAACATTGTTTGCTCTTGACTGGCTCCACCATTTACCATTGATATTACCACTATAATTCCTGGCACGGGGCTTCACAATTCCGGCCCGGCGGGGGCGATGAGGCTTCACTATGTTGTCTACGTTGAACTTTGCCTCAAAATATTCCTGTTCTTCAATGTCCGCCGTTCCATAGATATCAGCCTTGTTGCCGAATGAAGAAACCGTCAGATATCTGTTCATGTTCAACTCGACCACAGCCTTGTTCGTCATATTGACAACGTGGTTTTGTTTCACATAGTTCTTGGTTGCGGTTAAACCTCTCATTAGACCTCTTCTAACTCTAGGGATACGTTCACAAGGTCGAACCCGGCTGGATGGTCAGATCGCTTTAGCACTACATATGAAAATGAAGAAATCATGCATGACTTGGTTATGCTGGTCCCGCCTCCGGGCTGGTCATATGTCAGAACTACAGTCACAACACCCGTGCTATTCTCATAGATATACTTGATATATCTAGCACCCTTGGCGCCATTGGCGGCATCAACGACATACGAGTCGTTACTAGGAAGATTCTCCCACGACACTGATATGCGCTCTTTTGTGGCAATGACATTCTTGCGTAGAGTCCCGTCTATCATCCGGCGCTTGTTCTCTATACGCTCTGGCGATATCTCTATTTCTGAACGATTATGCTCTGTGAGTTTAGTGCCACCGATTGTTATGGCTGTACCACGGGGCAGATACATTACCTATAGCCACCCTTTTTCTTTTCCAGTAGACGCATCTTATCCATCACAAGTTTAGCCACCTTTTCCTCATCCAAGTCCTTGCCGCTAGCATTCACTATTACATTATACTGTGCTGAACCAGAATTTCCAAACGTGGCCGGATCGTATGTAAGGCTATTAATTGCACTCATCATACCAGAACCATACTTCTGTACAGCCGCGCGTTGTTGCACGAACTCTCCCGCCTGTGCAATGATAGAAACATCACTGCCTACTCCACCGAATACTGGACCGCCAGAGTGACGAGTCGGAACAGACGGACCATGCACATTGGCATCTGGATTTCTTCCACCGCGATTTGGTCCCCATGGAACCCGTATGTCAGCAAATGTACCATTTACGATAGCCATGGTAGCGGGAGATACGCCAGCAAAGATCGCCAGCCCAGTAGCACCATTACCAATATTACGAGCAATGATACCAATGTCTCTAGTGTTTAGATGCAACTTGGCTAGATTTATGCCAATATCATTAGCCACTACCTGTATATCCTTTACCTGTGCTGCCACCATTTCCTTGAAGTTGTCCTTGATACCCTTAAACAGTGTTTTTGCATCTACACCAAGCGTTTCTAATATACCTGTAAATGGTTTAAGCAAACCATTGATTTTATCTTCGGTTAATTCTGGATGGTTCATAATGTAGGCAACAGTTTCATTGAACCTAGTCTTTAGTTTGTCTGCTGATTCAAGTGCTGATGTAGCGGCTGTATTCTGTGCTTCCGCCGCCGCGTCAGCGGCTTCCTTCGCAGCATCGTATGCCTCTCTAGCCTTCTCGGTAAGTTTATCGTATGCATCCTTCTGTGCCTGCAATGACTCCTTGATCTTTTCATGCTTTGCGATTTCAGCATCAATAGCATCCTGCTTGTTGTTCTGAGCAGTTTCATTGTTGAAGTCAATACGAGCAGACTCCATATCGTTCTTTACAAGGGCGGCTGCACCGAAGTCACCCGCCGCGATTGCTTCACGGTACTTGATCTGCTGATCACGCATAGATTTTTCGAAATCAAGTTGGCGCTTGCGGGCGTCAAATGCCTTCTTCTCGGCATCCTGCTTTTCCTTGATCTTCTTGATTTCTTTATCTTCTGCCTTGATCTTGTCATCAATGGCTTCCTTTTGTGCCTTGTATGGATCAGTGAATTTCGGAGTCTTAGCCTTCTTGGCATTTTGCATTGTCCTATTCGCTTTGTCCTGAACGCCACTGAATGCATCATTTATCAGTTTTGCAGAATCTCCAAGTGCCTGCTCTCTAGCCGCAATGATGTTGGCTTGAATTGCTCGCCCAATTGCTGTTTGTGCTGCCAATACTCCTTCTGCATTAATCTTCGCCATATTCATCATGTCAGCGAATGACTCAGCGCCTCGATATGCCGGATCAAGTTGAGAAACGACTGCGCCCCACTCTGTTGCTGTCAGCCCGGCATCCTTTGCCCCCGCCGCAAAAGCATCGCGCATCTTTGTAAAGTCTTGTCCATTCATTTCAGCCACATAGAAGCCAATTTGTCCAAAATTATTGGCAGCAAGTTGTAGATTCTCTGTATCAAAGAGCCTCTGGTTTGATAGTATTTGAAGGCTAGTCGTTGCCAACGGCAACCCCGCTGGTCCGGTAAACTCCGCATTATCCCTTATTTGCTGACTAATATCATCTATCGCCGTTTTCCAATCAGTTGTCTTAAGTCTTTCACGTAGAGCGTTCACCCATTGGTCGCCATTTTTAACACCAGCCTCTTGCAATATTCTGCCAAACTCACTGATACCATCCTCAACCTTCTTTTTGTATGTACCCTTACCAAAGAATTCTATTTGCTGATCCACCCACTCCTGAGCGAATCCCTGCTTGTTTACAAGTCCACTCTTTGTTGTTGGTAGAGCCTCTATCTCTGTCTTAACTCTCAACAAATACTGTTCCTTTCCAGCCTTTTCTAGAATGGTCTGAATCATTAACTTAGTCTTTTCTGGATCAGCACCCTTTACTATCTTATCAATATAGAAGTCTTTTAGCGTTCCGACTATTTGATCAGCATTGTTTGACTCGGCAATCTTGCTGTACATCTGCTTGATAGCATCATTATCTGGAAGTTCGTCAATTGCCTTGCTGAGTTCGTCCATCTTTTTCCTAGCATCATCAATGGCGGGAATCAATGAGGTTCTAATAGGCTCCGCCATCTTGCCAAGTTTATACCCAAGTTGACCAGCCATATCAGCAGAATCTCGGAATTGTGCAACGGCCTTCTGATTAAATTCCTCTGTATTATTCTTCAACCACCACAGAGCAGTGATAAGACCGGCAATAGCAACACCCCATGGCCCGAACATCAATGACGCCGCCCTTCCGACCGTTGCCATTATTCCTGGGAGCGCCTTTAGCGCACCGGCAACCATTCCAATACCAGAAGAACCAACTTTACCAACGGCTCCAAGTGCCCCTCCCACCTTAGTTGCCCCGGTGGCAAGTATGCTCATCCTTCCAGATAGAGAGGTAATACTTGTTGCCATATTGGAAAATGTCTTAGCCAGTTTTTCAGACTTTGCAGCCTGACCGATCATAGGAGCAATCATTGACGCCATGAAGCCGAACTGAGTTATTGATGCCATTGCCTCGCCACCAATACCCATCATTCCAGACATTGATGCTAGCATACCAACCTGACCAACATTGGTCATTCTATCTGCAAACCTACCACGGCGCTCTGCACCAGTAGACATTGGTATTGGCATATTTGGATCAGCAGCCTGTTGAGCAGCGGCCTCTTGTTGCTTTTGTGCCGCCACGTCTTGTTTGTCCGCAGCGACCTTGTTATCCCTGGCAGCCTTTTCGTTTTTATCTGCGGCAGCCTTTTGAGTATTTGCAGACGCTTTTTCAACCTCTGCGACCGCCTTATCTCTTGCAGTCTCCTGCTCGGTCAAAATGCGTTTAGTATCATCCTGCGAAACAAGATGAGAAGCGTCTCCTACAACGTCGCCTGGGCTAATAACACCAACATCTTGTTGCCGTGCCAACTGCTCCATATAAACAAATCCCACCTGAGCACCACGGGTCAATCCACTATTATGTTGTGGTGCAAATACCTGATTTGGATTCAATCCAGAACCGCCACTAGTATATCTAACTCCCGCATTGGTTTGTGCCTGTGCTTTTGCTTGAATTTCTCCCAATTCTGACGCTAATACTCTCTTTATCGCCTTCTCTCGCTCTGTCGCGTCCTTAATGCCTCTTGTAGCATTCCTTATTTTTGTTTCTACATCTCTTACACGTTGCTTGATGGCTTCCTGTAATATTTCATCATTCGCAATAAAGTCATCCATTGCCTTACTTATTACTTGCGCTCGATCTGCCTCGGTAAATGGAACTTTTTTGTCGCTAGCCTTTTTTCTCGCTGCTGTCACTGCCGCTTTTGTAGCCTGTGTCAGTTTTGTCTCGACCCTACCAGTCTTTTCATCTGCTACAAACGTTGGAAGTTCAGAAAGCACCTGAGCCCTAGCGTTCCATTGCATTGTAACTGCCTTGCGCTCCTCTGGTGAAATTGCTAACTGGCGCATTGTAGTTCTCTGTTCAGGTGAAATATTCTTAATAGCCTCTTGAACCTTAGCAATATCCTGTGATAATATGTCACCAAGAACCTTTTTAGTTTTTGCATCTAACTTATCGGCAAATCTTTGAATCTCAGTTGCCCTTGCCATTAACATTGCATCAGTATCTATTTTGTTACCACTATCATCCTTGGTATATCTCTTATTCTTCGCTGGTAGCGCGCCAAAACCTTCAAATGCTGTTCGTGGAAAATATACGTCACCTATGCGCTCCTGTGCCGTCGCAACTATATTACCAACTGGCATATACATTCCAGCACCATATGCGGCTCTATCATATGAATGTACGCCCGTAGCACGACCGGTACCATTAACCGCAGCCTCCTGTGCAACCTCGGCAGCAGCCTTACGCGCAGCAGCACCAGACGCAGTAGCGGCAGTAGCACTAACACTTGTAAGTTGTTCAAGTGCTTCGACAAGTTTCCGAACCGCGTTCTCCATAACATTTGTAGCCTTTGCCTGATCGAACATACTCTTTTCAAGCAAGTCCCCCGCCTGTTTTGTTGCAACGTCCTGGGCGGTTAACATCTGGAAGGCTCCGACTCCACCGCTCACCAATGAACGCATAGTTGCAATACCCTTGATCATATATCCAAGGAAGTTACCGAAAATACCGGCCATCATAATCAGTGGACCGACAATCGCCATCGCTATTGATCCCATGATCAACATAGATTTCATCGACTCTGGCAGAGCATTAAACTTTTCTAGTAGCGAGTCAACAACACCTAGAATCTTTGTTCCAAATTCTAAGAACTGTTCACCGATTGGAATAAGTTGTGCCTGGATTCCTTCCCATGTCCGCTTGAATCTACCTGATGCCGATTCGGTTAGAATTTTGATTTCTCGATCAGCAACCGCCGCTAATTCTGCCGTGGATGCACCCATCAACTTCATAACCTGAATGGTCTGCGAACCCTGTTCACCAATATTATTCAACAGGGCCGAGATTCTGGCGAATTGGAACTTACCGAATACCTGCTCGATAACGCGGGCGCGGGAAAGATCGTCAAGGCCAGCCAACGACTTCTTGAATGCCATAATGGTAGGAATAAGTTTTCCAGCATTGTTGTTGATGATACCAACAATATCCACTCCGAATGTCTTTAGAACCTCGGTAGTCTGCTTTGTCGGGTTAATCAGCGAAGCCAATGATGACTTGATCGCGTTAGCGGCCTCTGATGCGGGGATACCACCCTCGCGCATAGCAACCAGCATCAGAGTTAGGTCTTTAATGTCACCGCCAAGGCTCTTGACAACCGGCCCGGCCTTTGGAATGGCGGTCGTAATATCCTGTAGGCTGGCAGACGTCTGGTTTTCTACGGCGTTAAGGAAGTTAATGGAATTAGCGAGTTCCACCGTATTTTGCTTGAAAGCAGTTTGAATGGACAGGGTGGTTTTCATGGCGTCCTGTCTGTCAATTTCACCCAGGACGGCTAGACGTGTCGTCTGCTCTATCGAGCCCATAAGTTTCTCGCCTTCAAGGCCGGTAGCAGCCAGTTCAGCCGCCAGGCCAAGCGTTTCCTTTACGGCAATACCATATGTACTGGCAATGGATGTTGCCACTGCAAGTGTTTGTGTGCGTAGTCGATCCATTGCCCCGGGATCAGCCATTGTCTGTAGCGAGTTACCATAAACCTTAGTAAGTCGAACTAACTGCTGATCCACTTCATAGAAGGCCTTTGCAGATGCAGCGGCGAATATCATCGTTGGAATAGTAAGACCAACCATCAACTGACGACCGGCCCATTGAGTGTTCTTACCCCAATTAATCATCGCGGTACCACCATCGGACAGTACCTTGTTGAATATCTGCAACTGCTTGCGAGCAAGCATGGTCTTTGAGGCATGAGTTGCCATGTCTACCCCGGTCGGGGTGTATACATCAGCAGCCAGCGCACCCGTAGCAGTGCGCCCCTTCGCCACAATAATACTACGCTCCATTGCGGTCTGCTGCTTTGCTAATTTTCTGATATTACTTTCACGCTTGGAAACAAAATTACCGAACTCCCTGGCATACTGACGGAGCGTGAGTTTCTGATCCATCAGTGATCTACCGAAAGTCTCGGTCGCATTGGCAATTTGTACCGTTTGCTTCGTATATTGACCAGACCTTGTTAAAGCAGTACCAAATGTATTCAGTGCAGTAGTGACGCCTTCTGCGTTGACAGCATTCAGCGATGCGTTCAAACGTCCGATGGACGAGTTGACAGCAGTAATGTCAGCGATAAGATCAGCGAAATGACCATTTGCCCGGAACTCAATATTAACTATTGACATTATTCAACTATTTCATATTCAAGCCCAAAGCCAATACCGAAGCCCGCTTCTTCTGCTAGCGCGCCCTTTAATCCAACGATATCGTTGACTGTTGGGTCGTCTCCTAGCGCCCGTCTGCGAACGTCCGACGCTGTAACTTCTGACTCGTCCTTTCCGAAATCCCCGCCGCCCCACGGTGCCAGCAATATTCTGTACAGTTCTTTGTCCTTTTCGTTCAATGCCTTTGCCGTAGCGAACAATTCCGGTAGTGATAAACATTCCTCCAAATCATCATAATTTTTCCATACACCGACCTTAGAGAATACTAATGACTCTATGTATTCAAGGTCTAACTCAGCCCAGCCTGTGCCTGACTCATTATTGCTGCCTGAATTAAATTTTCATCGTTCAGTTTTAACCCACCGCATATCTCTAGTACGCGATAGATAGTTTCGATATCCAGGGCCTCTTCAAGAGCGTCCCTGTCTGCTACCAAGTCCGGTAGTTCTTTTGCTAGACAAATGGCAGTAAGGTCAACGAAAATATCAGTTGCTTGCTCATCAGTTTCGGCAGTCTTTAGACCTTCTAGCGTCTTTTGAAAAGCCTTCATAGCCTTGATGTTCAATGGCCTTAATGTAGCCACCGATCCATCCTGCAACTCGATTTCTTCAACCTGATAAACTGTCTTTGGCATTAATCCTCCTAGTGTTATGTCATCATTATAGCAAGTTTGTTAGAAAACACAAATGACGAGGGGCCGCGTCTGCGACCCCTCGCCTATTCAATTGTTGTTAAGTTGTCACCAAGCGCGGTCTACGATTTTACCATATGCGTTTGATGTTGATGCCAACGGAAGCAATCGGAATGAAACTGGGAATACTGTTGCCTCGTTACGCTTAATACCCTGCTCGGAAGCCTCCATCGAAAGTGCTCGATGAGCGAAGTAAATACGCTCTGATACTGTCGCTGTACGCGGGGCGGGTCCAATCGCAAGAAGCGAACGCTCCTGCGGGAACTCACCCAACTGTCCCGCCTGAATCTCTAGCGATGATACTGCATCTGCTACTCCTGCGTGAGCAGTGTTGTATCCGGCAGACTGTGCATAAACAACAAACAGATTCTCTAGAGTTGCCTCTGCGAACGTTGTGTTTAGCATAACCTTCATGCCCTGCTTGAACAGCAGCGATACGTCAAGGCTCTGGTCTACCTGAACCTCACCAAAATCAGGTTCGTAACGGAGAGTCAGACCTTCCTGCGTGAATCCTACGTCTCTCCAATTGGTTGTGTCGGCTGCTACTGTCGTAGCGGCCCTAACTCCCGCGCTCAATGTTGGGAACGCTGGTGTAACATTTGTGTTCTTTGCTACAAAGAATGCGGCAGCACCGACGATAATATTACGCTCTAATGCCATGTGAAAATTTCACCTACCTTTATTTTGTGAATTTTTTGCTGGCTAGGCACTTCCTTTATGCCAATGGTATGCCCAAATAAATTAAAATGCAAATTAGGTGTATCTGCCGGATGAATCAAGTTTTCTACTGTACTTATATGAAAGTATAAGGTCAGCCGTCTGGCGTCCGCCCTCATTCTCGGATTCACCGGATGCAATAAATCCACCCACTTCTGTCGAAAAGAATGTGAACTTTGATGCAGCCGTTATATGTGTGTTGAGGTCACGGGCGGATTCGTCCATACGACGGAACAGATCGAGCATGAAGTTACCTATCTCCATGATTTTGTTGAAGTCTGGACAGAATATCGTCATAGTGATTTCGTCATTCAGGATTGCCCACAGGTCGGGGTCCTGCTCTGTATACACCGTATATACTATGTATGGTTTATCACCCAACAGGTTATGTGTTTCTGGCTGTTCCTGTGCTGGAATAAAAGGCATCAATGTTATATCAAGATCATCAAGATAGTAGTCGGCCTGGTTCAACACCCCGGCTGCGTCAATCTTGTCCCATACATATCCAAGCACTTCGAATGCTGCTGTAGCGGAGTAATCAGCCACGAAGTCTCACCGCCCCCTCTATTGCGGAACGAGTCGGCTTAGACTTTGGATGTGGGTTTGCAATGTGTGCCGGAACGCTGGAACTCTTCTCAATTCTACGAACCGGCTTATTGATGACGCCAGACTTGTTCAGGCGCTCCGTGAACATACGCCCACCGAAATAAGAATTGAACACCTTAGCGAATCCACCCTTAGTCATAATACCACCGGGAAGATTTACTCTGATTGGGCCAGTGCTAAACGCTATACCCCGCTTATTAGTATGACCACGAAAACTCCTAGCAATAAACGCCATATATCTACCCCCAGGAGAGCGTCTCCGCATAGTTACGGGGATACCAAGTTCCATTACGGCGGCCTTCTGCTTGAATATCTGACTCTTGGTAACTTTACGTCCGTTTGGGCCTGGTACCTTTAAGTCTGGATGAATCGGAGCCTTACGCTTTGATAGTATGAATGAATATCCAGCAACGAATCCATTGCCTTTGTTGTTCTTCTTCAACCTCCACAGACGATTGCTTCCAATAGCATTCCACTCGTATACGTGGTGCAATGCTTTCGGGTTCGTCAAGGCGCGTGCATCAACAAACTGCCCGAAATCGTCCTTAGCGAATTCGTATACTTCGGCAGAAAACTTACGCATCTCTTTCGAACTTAACGCCTTTTCTGCAACAGCAAGTTCATAGTACAGAGTTCCAGCGATTGCCTGCCCCATGTTAGTGCTTATGTTGATTCTGCGACCAGGACGAATCGGCGTCACGGCCCGCTCAAAACCACCGACTCTAGCCAACTGGCTGCACCTCTACTCTTTTAGCAAGAATTTCGTTCTCTATAAAATCACCGAATGGATCAAATCTCCGATAGTTACCTTGAACCTCAAACATAGTGGCCCGGCCATCAAAACTACCAACCTCATACCATAATAGTTCTCCGTCCGCACCACGTATGTTTGTGATTCTGTATCGCTTCGATACATCTTCTACAGTAAGAATCTTTATGACTTCGAATTCTCTGTAGATGGCATTAAACTTCTTACCACTCGATGCATCAGACACAGCATCGGTGGCAATTGATGTTGCATAGCATGGTATGGTTTTCTTGTATGTCCAGGCACGGTTGATTGCACCACTCGCCTCATCCTGCGTAACTTCAAGTTCCAGCAGATCGGCGGTCATGTTATAGTTACCAGAAACTAAACAACCGCTGAATGGCATCATATCACAAACATACCTGGCGCACGGTATTCTGAAAGCAACTGATCAACCATCAAGTTTCCCGTTCCAAGGAATGCGGCGGTTGAGAAGTCTAGTTTCCAGTCTCTCATTTGAATAGCCTTTACATACTTGGCCCGCCACTTTGCATCTCTGCACAAGAAGTCATGCATCAATAACATCGTGGCCTCGGTAATATCTACCGGAACATACTCATATCCGAATAATCCAGTAATATCGTACTTCCATCCAGTGCGGAATATTCCGCGAGTCCACACAACACTCTTTGTCTCGTACTCATCAATATTATGATCTGCTACTATTCTGATAGACATTCCTGTTTCTGTAGGAACAACATCGTATCCGAATGTATTGAGCATTATTTCTGTATCTATTACAGGAACATTATTCTCGGCCAGGGCTAGTACGGACGTTACATTCTCACCGATCCATAGAACATCAGCCCCGGTCCCGTAGGCAGTAACAACTTTAGTCTCCCTACCGAACGTCTGACCACAATACTTATCAACAATATATCTGGCGTAACGTTCAGCAACTACAGTTTCTTCATATACGGCTGGATCGCCAAGGTTCAAGCCATACCGCCCGGCGAATTCCTCTGGCGTAGCATATGGTCTAACCATGTGGTGACCATCTATAAATGAAACAGTCTCGGTTGAATCCTGCGATCCCAACGGGAAAGTCCAGATCAATTCAAACGTGCCGGGATCACCAGACGGAACATCAACCGCCCATGCCTTAGAAGCACTGGCTGGCAGTTCATTCGGTACAACCAGTGTCGGCGTCAAAACAACATCAGCCATCAGCGGTCGCCTAAACAACACATCCGGTGTGTACTGCAACCTAGTTGCGTCTACTGGATATATGTAACGATGTGCTGTTCCGCCTCTGTCACTATAAAATTCAGCCATTATATTACGAGTAGTATTCCTCTACCTCTTTGGGGGTTGCTACTCTAAAGCCTTCCTCGTTATCAAATATTTTTTGTGCCTCTTTCTTTGACATAACCACGAACGGGTGAGTCTTTGTGAATACGTGGCCGAATGTCTCGTAATGCGGATTGGCACGTACCATTCTTACTAGAACGGTCTGCCCAGGTGTCAGAACCGGCTCGGTAGCATTAAACAGATCAAGGACATCTGTGGCTTCCTGCTCGCGGGCATCTGGCGTAAGAGCAACATACTGATCCCATGTAACACCATCAGCCTCAATGGCAGCAATAATATCAGCCTTGTGGGTTGTTCCGTCTAACTCTACACCGAAATACTCGGCAACATCTCTTAATTCTGCAACCTTTAGTGTTTCAAACGACATATTTTTCCTCCTATGTGTCCATCTGATTATATCATATGCCAATACAAAGACAAACTGCTAGGGCCGGAGATAAACCCCGGCCCTAGCATGTTAGTTGTTCAATCGATCAGGATGCTACCTTGACATCCCTTACGTGTACCCATGCATCCAGGTTCTCAACCTGCACGCCTGTACGGACATAAACTGTGTACTCGATTGCGTCCTTCTTTGGCTTGAATTCACGGTAAACCTGTACCTCACGCTTTACTCCCCAAATACGGTTCTGTGGGAACGTAAGATCAATGTCACCATGCTCTCCTACTGCACCGGAATACGATCCAGCAAGAGTCTCGTCATATAGAGGAACCTCGACTACGGGAATTCCGAACGCTAGTGCAGAGACGTTACCGGGAGCCGAAGGGCTACCGACAATCACTGATGCAGCGATTGATTCAGGCGTTACGGCAATGTTTGTCATACCGTATACGTAATCCTGAGTCAAGTTGCTTCCGGCGTAGAAGCGCAACTGGTTACGACGCTGTAGGTACTTACGAGGCATGTTCTTGATTGCCTGATTAAATACGTACTTACCGTCAGTTGCACCCGATCCAGAAAGCGTTGCTCCACCAGCCGAAATCACTCTACCACCATCTAGGGCTAACTTGCGGTAGCCATTAAATGACTTCAAAAGCGGGTCTGCTGAGTGAACGACTGTATCACCGTTGATTGCCAAGTCCTCAACATCGTTACCGAATTGAGTAGCCATCAGACGAGCGATGTGATCTTCCAGGCCTGCGCCCTCGATGTTATCTTCCAAAGACTCAGTTGTCAACTCGTAGTCCAAACGGAGTTTCGTAGTTGTAAGAGAAATCTTTGTGAATGTAGCATCTTCGTTCACACCGTCATCGACACCCTCAGTGGCCTTGCGTACAATACGCTGACCAACATTTACCTTGTCAATATCAACCGTGTCAGCGCGCATTCTTACTGTGCGGCCTTCCTTTGCGAGAACTGTTGTATCCCACATGTAGTCGATGAAACGGTTGGACTGTTCTGCGTTCAACAGACCACCACTGTCAGCACCAACCTCTGTGGTATTGATTACCTTCTCTAAAAGTTCGTTGCTCATTTTGTTATTTTTCACCTACCTTTTTATTTGTAATTTCAGATATCGCGGGTTGAAAGGAAGCGCCCGCCCCATACACCGGTTTGTTCTGATTTGGTGATGGTTTCCTCAGACCCGCCAAGGTCTGCGGACTTCTGTACAGCAGCCTGCTTGTCAATGGCCGCTAGGCCCTTTTCCACGCGCTCAACTCCTTCGTTGAGAGCGCCAACAGACTTGCTTAAATCTTCATACTTTGCTTCGAATGCCTCAAAACGGCTCTCTACGCTCTTTTGCAGTTCATCAATTGTTGTGATTACTTCTGCCAAGCGGTCAGCACTCAATGCCTTCGCCGCCACGTCATTAACATAAGCGCGCAAATCGTCAAGGCTCTTAACAAGATCAGGCTCGCCCGACTCGTCAACCTCCGAAACCTCCGCTGCCTTTTCTTCGACAACTACTTCATCGGATACTACCTCTTCGACAACATCTGCCTTTTCTACTATTTCTGTGTCCATTTCGTTACCTCCTTCGCCAATATTCTTTTCTACCTGCGTGAGTTCCGAAACTGAGTCGGGCAGGGAGTCGTTGTGCATCGAGGCCATGACAGCCTTAATCGCCAATACCTTTTCATTGGCTGATGCTACATCTTCAATCCATCCTATATTATTCATCTGGCACCCGCACGAAACACATTCGGCAGATTCACTATCACTAGTCTTGGCAACGGAATCATTTTCGCAATAGAATACGTTTAATGTTTTTGTGTCTACGGCCATTCCGGTCACAACACCGTCCTTAACCTTCACAACTGACAAGACATTAGCGAGTTGATTCGCTGGTGAATCCACTAGGCTCAACTCCACCATTTCATAATCAGTTACAACGCGAATGGTCTTATCCATCTCTGCATCGTAATAAACATCTGCATCCTTGATTTGTGCGCCGATTGAGAATCCACTCAAAGTGCCGTCCAATACCTTTTCCCAAGTATCCTGGGCGCCCTTGGAAACATATGCAGTAACATAGATTCCGCTGTACATCTTTGATGTGGTCGGGTCATAGTAGGCTTCCTGTGAAAATGATAGAACCTTGCCAACTGCCACCGGGGCGTGCATCTCACGTAGATTTCCACGGAAGGTGTCAAACGCCTTCACGCTGGCCTCGTATGAAACAATGTCGTCCTGACGATCAACATTGTCAAGGGTCGCAAATCCACTCACAGTCCGCTTTTCCTGATCTACTTTTTGAAAAGGAACGCTGAGAGAAAGACTATCTCCGTTTGTATGCCAATGATTTTTCTCTATTTTCATGGTGTTTTCATAATAGTAGCAAATAAATTAAAAAGCAAATTACGCCGTTGTTCTGCCACTACCTTGTGTATTTCTTCCCTCCCCTGCTGAATCTGTTTGATTATTTGTACGCTCCTGGTCGCGCGTTCTGGTCTGTCCCTGCTGGGCTCGCGCTTCGGCTGCCTGCTGTGGCTTCAAATCAACAACCTTATCGCCGCCCTTCAATGGCGCTAGACCCTGACGGGCACGAATCTCATTCGGAGTCAACCACTGATTTCTGATTCCACGCTCGTCAATCTTTGACTGAGTGTCCTCATCGGTCAGAGTTAATTCGTTCAACTTGACAACAAAAATGTCGGTGAACTCAGCAATGATACGATTAAGCCGCTTTTCCAAACGTGCCTGTTCTGGCCTGGTTACCTGCTCCTTGAAATTCTTGTCAGAATCTCTGGCAGCCGCCAGACCAACGCCGTCCATGATTCCAACCTTTGTCAAAGGAACACGGTGGCTCATCAATACCTCGTCACGATTGGATTTACGATACTGATTGAATGAACTGTCCTGCGAGCCCGACTCGATTGGCTTGATTTCAAGCGACACCTTTGCTTCCGGGGTATCTGCTGGTAGAGGAATATATATGCTTCTGTGATTCTTTCCCTTCAATGTTGAAAGGAAGAACTCATGCATACTCTTCTCTGCCTTCGATCCCATCGAAATACCCTTAGACACAATCATATACTTTGGTACAGCCTTGTGTTCGAAGTAGTCAAGATTAAATCTCTGTGCGAACTCATCACCGGCAACCGCCGACTTGGCAGCCATTACATCCGGCACACCATAGTATGTATTAGTGGGACTATATTTCTTTATATGAATTAACTCATTGGGACTTCCATCGCCATTGAGGGGGTCGGATGTCTTTCTATCGCCAAAGTTTCTGAAAAATACAGTCTTGTTTCCTACTACCTGCACGAACCCGTCTCTATTTACTCGTACTCTAATCGTAGTAGACGGAGCATGGCCAATATATCCTATTTGTCCGCCCTTAGTCCTACCAATCTCAATATATCCATTGCCAGTAGCCTCGTAGTCGATCCATGCTTTAGAAAGAACTTCTACAAGAGTATCCTCATCATTGAGAGTATCGAGAAATTCCTTCAAGCGGTTGCGCTCGCGGGTGATCTTTTTACCCATCTTTTCACGCTTACCGGAATCCTCCACCGCCTCTAGGCGTTCCTTCATGCGGGGCGACTCTATCAACTCCCACCCAAGACCGACAATGTTGGATGTCTTTGCATTTATCGCTGATCTGTTCGGTGACGAAATGTCATATATCTGGGCCAGATAGTCTAGGTTATATGGAGGCTGGACAACCTGAAAAGCATCATAGCCGGTGTACTGCCATGACTCTAGATACTTTGACTTGGCCCCGCCCGTGCCAGTATATGCTTTTTCAATTCCACGGGATATTCTACGCTTTGCTGATAATGAAGCAACACTTAATGTCTTAACCTCGTCTCCAGAAACAGCAAACGGATCAGCATTTTTGAATGCCTCGGTATATGTTCCAAGGCTTACTTCTATCTCCGTTGACTCAACACTATCCACTGATTCAGCCCTCATGCTGTTGCTTAAACCTCAATTCATCCTGTACTGCGCCGAAGTCATACTCATCCGGCAACAGCCCGGCTGCCATACGCTCTCGCTGATGCTGATACTCAGATTCAGATACCTTTCTGTGCCCGGCCAGGAAAACTGGCTTGCCGTCAGGGAATCCATAGTGAGCGGCCACGGTCGCCAGGCGATTCATTTTCTTCACGTCGTATTTGGTCGAGGCTATACTGAGATGATTTCCTTCATCATCCGTTAAATATCTTCCATCTGGTAACTGCCAGACGTATAGACCATGATTGGTATGATCAACAACTTGTATTTTACTCATGTGTGGATTGTATCATTTCTATTACTTTAAAGCAAAATATGTCAACGTGTGGCACCGGTTGTCTCCCAACTGTACGAATATGTGAAGATCGCTGGCGTAGATTCGATGTGTTGTACCTCATTTTTGTTCGGCGCTGATCGCTCATCTATCTTGATGGCATTATCAGCACTGGCCGCGCCCCAATGCTTTAACATCATATTTTCTGTCATTGCGTAGTCATATGTTGCTATATCGAAAAAGATTACTTCTGGGCCGTCAGCGAGATTTGCTGTTCCAGTTGCCCCATACTCAATTATTGCTGCTATAGCATCGGTAAGTACCCCGATAATATGCATTGGGCGCTTATCCACAATGGCATAACTTCCATCGAGAGTAACATCAACTCCATTGATCTGTATTGTATCAAGACCGCTCCACGTCAACTCCCCCGCGCTTGCGCGCAGGTACGGTCCATCATTGCTGGAAAAAACATCGAAGTAACCAGTTGTCGGTGGCTGCACACTGGCAACCAATTCTATAGTTCCATATACTTCTTCTGCGGAAACCAATCCACTACGAGACTCATCTGCATATGGCAACATCCATGCTCCATCAAATACTCTGACAAGTGTGGGGTGACTATAGTTTTCTCCAAATAAGTATAGCCCGGCTCCTGGCGTTAGCACATCAGTAGAACCCTCTGACTTCAAGACGGGGCCATCAGCATTATATATCTTAAACCCTATCTTCTGAATGACACTAAAATTAGAAACTTGATACGATATTCTGGCCGGATCAACCGTATTTCCAAATTCGCCCGTCTGTGGAATTACTAGATCAGCACTTGGTATCGTGTCGATACCATGCGGCTCTTTGAACGAAATAAGTGGATCGAATGTTTTAGATGTTGCTTCATAATCGTCACCGGCTATAGTAATATAACCTCCGACTCCATAATGAGTAATCTGGTGGCCACTGTATATTCCTGTACTGGGTGTATCAAAATAGACTCTTATATATGGAATCTTTAACACTGTCATCCTAGCGTTATCATCCATCAACACATACGCGGTTGCCGAGTCGGTAAGATGCGCCGCCCCAGGCGCAAATACTGTCGTTTCCATTGGAGCAATATTATTGAAATAAAGAAATCCTACCTGATAGATCGGAGTTAATCCATAATAATCAACGTCCTGTCCGAATATCAAATTACCCGTATATCCAGACGGAAATAGTGACGGAATGTCTGGATCGGCAGAAAACTCTAACAATGTATCGCCAACATATATATTTATCACATCATTGGTAGCAACGATTGATATAGTTGTTTCTATAAGATCATGAGTTGTATCAGATGTATATGAAACAATTGCAACGTTGTCCCATCCACTAAATTCTACAGTGATATGATCGGTGGAATCTCTGGAAATTTTAAATTTTAGCATATCACTAAGATAACTAACAAGCGTAAGAATGCGGGCTTCGCCCGGAGCGGCAGCATTGACGTAGAAAGATGTACTACCACTATTTAATGACATATATCTATGAACATCATCAATTCGTATACAACTAGATGCATCCAACTCTATTAATCCAAGGGTGCCCCTGGTCGGCGTTGCCGCCGATCCATTTTCAAGATACTGGGCGTAACCGGGGTCATCATCCTCAACGGCCACCAAATTTCCATCTACATCTATGGACGCATTGGCAACCATTACAGCAGTGAACTCTTTGCCAGTAATCTCCTTTTCAAGAAGCAGGACCGAATCCTTGTCTGTCATTTTATAGAACTCTCCGCCGTCAGAAATACAAATATCTGAATATAGCATATTAGTCGTTGATATTGCTTCATAGCGTTCACTGATTTCGTCCAGCGAACACACCCTGTCATACATGGAAAAATGCCCGATTCGCCTACAGTTTACACTGAATTCTAGACATTCAAGGAATGCATCTGTTCTGATTACATATTCTTCCGGCTCGCCATCAATTATGATCGCAGCCGCCTGGCCCGTGGAAACGATTGATACGAGATGAATCTCTCGCTGCGGCAATCTGATTGTAAAAATACCGAATCCTTGCATTGTTAATTCTAGCGAACCATTTGCATATATGACCTGTAAATTATCTGATGTGATATACGACACATTATTATCAGTTCTATATACCACAAACTCTATTGTCCATGGCTTTAATTCGGCATCTATTTGGTAGACCCGCCCATCATTAGGGATGGAGTGAGTCTCATCAAAACTTGAAAAGATTGATCCTGGGAATTGCCCCACAGATGGTGGAACTGTTGACAGATGATCGACAGAGTTTGTAATATCTGCACCGATACGTCCATAGTTATTCGCCCAATCACTGTCTTGGTTCAGTTTGTAATATGCTAATGGGCTGGATGATCTTACTAAATCTTCATACTTGGACATAGATCAATTATAGGTTCATTTGGGGGAAAAGGCAAGCGGTAGGATGATTGCCCCTACCGCCGCCCGTAACTAAAACCATCCTAAGTGTAACCTGCACTTAGGCCGAACGACTCCAACGCTGCCAACTCGCGGACTCCGCAGAATCGTTACTAGCATTATACACTATTTCACGCCCCAATGATCGGGGAAGATTTCTCGTAATCTTCTACCGAATGTGTCACTTGTAGTGTGTGCGCTCATATCTTCATCCCATACAGCCACCGCAATTTCGTCAACCGTTGGTGCAGTTGAGCCGCCGCCGCCGGTTGTTGAGAACGAAATAGCCTGAACTGGCTGCTGGTAGTTTATACGAACAACATAATTACCATCGGTGTTCTTGAACGGATCACCACCACCAGCCACAAGCAGGATACCGTCTCTGACACTCAAAGTATGGTTCGCTTCTTGTGGCTTTATCTTCCATCCATTTTGGACAAAGACATATATGGGGATATACGTACCGGCAGATGGATCAATTGGATCACCACCAGTTGATGAAAACGCAGGATAGTATTTTGAGTTATCACTAACTGCAAGCCAGTCCACCCACCGACTCCATAAATCACGTATAGAGACGTTAGTTGTTCCAGCAGTAAGTGTTATTGTCTTAGTGACTCCATCAAAAACATATCCCATGTCATTATCCTATCACGGTAGGTAGGCGCGGTCCTGCTCAGCAACCAATGAAATACCTTGTCCAGTTGAGCGAGTGATAGTATATGTTGAAACAACTGGCTTGGCCGACCCTGGATTACCAGCAACAACTGTCACAGACGCATCTGTTCCGGCAGTTCTACCTCCCTGGACGTTACCGTCGTAATCAAACGTGAACGGAATTGATCCAGATGATATTGTTCCAGTAATATCTGCATCTGAGGCATCCTGTACCGTAATCGCGCCAGCCAAACCGTAGTCATTTGATCCTGCTAGATCAGTGAAATACATTCTGTAATATCCCGTTCCACCAGCAGAAAGGAACGAGTTGAAGTTCAGCGTTCCAGTTGCAACGTATGGGAATGTACGAGGCGTACCACCCTGATCAGTGAACGTCAATCTGTTCGTGTCATCGGTGTTAAAGTTATCAATGTACACGCCCTGAGTTGTTACGAGCGTATCACCGACAAAATTCAACAGCGCGGCGGCGGTGCGACCGTTGACTGTTCCAGAACCAGCATCAATATCTGAATCTTGTCGAAGCAAATACTGAACCTTGGTATAAATCTGCTCAGCCGTAGCATTTGCACCATCAATGATAACGCGGAATTGATATTCGGTTCCACCAATTGTTCTAGCCTGATCTGTCGCATAATACGTCACATCAATACTTGTGTATGGAGCATCAGCAGCGACAGCCGTGTCATCTGCCTGGATTTTTAGATCATCTTCGTTAGACAGCAGGAGGTTAACAATATAGGCACCAGTTGCCGTCTTACCCGTATCTGCAAGAATCGAATCACGATACTTCTTTCCATACTCTCGCACGTAGCCCTTGAAATATGTTCTAGTATCAAAATTACCATTTGTAGAATCCCCGAACACCTGAATTCCTTCATTTACCTCATCAGTAAAGGTAAAACTAGCAGCAGCGCCGCCGGATGATCGCTGATAGTACAACTGCGCACCAGAACTTACTTCACCGAGCGATACAATACCAACATACTGTCTATTCAGTGCCCCGGCATTTGAATATTCTGACCATCCACCATCCCTCAACATCTGCCTTGTTGCATCATTTCCCGGCTTCCATCCGTTATATGAGTTACCATCGAATCCAAAAATATACTGTCCTGACAGGGCGTCAATGGTATACATTGGGAATGGGTATTTATTATATGCGCTTGTTGTCCATAGGTCAACAAACTTAGAGTATAACGCCTGTAGCGTTACACCATCTTTCGCTACCAAATTCCCGGCAACATTTAACGTGAATGTCTTTGCTGTTGTATCCACAGTCAACTCTGTACCCACATTAATATTATCCGGGTCTATAATCTTTGCCATTTTTCACTCCTTATGGGTTTTTGTAGTTTCTATCTATTGACTGGAATACGGGAATCGTTAGACCCGCCGATCCCAAAATCTGATTATCATATCTGATCCATTGGTATCCAACCTTTATCACAGTTATGAACACGTTCACATCGGAACCTGTCCATGTGTATGCATAATCAAATGTACTTCCTATTGTACCTTCTGTTCCCGCTAATTCCAAACCATCTGATGTCCTATATACATGAATCTCAGAACCAGTAGAAAGACCATATAGTTGTAGGTTCGCCTCTACCGTATCAAGCGGGTAAAGATTATCTTGCGAGGCTGCTGTAGTGCTTGTTGGTATAGTAATATACGTCAACCCCATGGTCTTTCCAGGCGTATCCGCCGTAATCCTAATTTTCAGCCCGAAACCAGTGGAAGCACTTATTGTCTCGGTTGGAAGCCTGTTGAATATCAACTGCTGATTTGAATTTGTAACGTCAGCAGTTTGTGACAATGTAATTTGAGTTGCCGAATCAATGGACTGAACTGTTACATCAGGCTTGACACCAGGAGCATATACATAATCGCCAGCCGCTATTCCTGCTGTGCTGACCATCGTAACAGTAGCGGAGCCCGAGGTCACGGCGCATCCCACTTTATATAGAACAAGATTTCGCCAAGAAGCATTGTAGCCAGTACCGGTATCAATTTTGTACTCAACCCGGACAAGACGGAACGCCGTACAGTTTCCAGATGTACCAGACCCGACCAATGAAATCGTATATGTATTCGCGGTCGGAACGGTGGCAATGGTATAAAGACCGTCCGGCAACGTACCAGAAGATGCGTCCAAAAATACCTGATCACCAGCAATTAGTCCATGGGCAGTAAATGTAACCGTCACAACGCCTGCGGACCACGTATACGTGGATGCCTGTGAGACGGGGGCACCAGTTATTATTGCCGGAATGTTAGGAAATGCCGAATGACCGATAATCGTATATGGTGACTCTATAACGGCTTCATCATTGGCGGCTGGTAGCGATAAACTTGGGGTAGAGGTAAACTGGGCGGACCCGGCCAGCGTCACATACGAAGATGTTTCTGTGGTTGCCTCATTCATAGGGAAGTGCAATCTTCCTTGTGTAGTAAGTAGATCAGTCGGAGTAGAGGTCAGGTGTCGCCAAGAAATACAGTTTCCCGCTGTACCCGATCCGGCCAAATCAACTGTGAATGAGTTGGCCGCTGACGACCTAACCGTATAAACACCGCTCGCCGTTGCGCCACCAGAAGTAAAATCAAGATACACCTTGTCGCCAACCACATATCCATGAGCAGTGAATGAAACCGTCACTACGTTACCAGACCACGTATAGGTGGATGCCCGCCGGAACCAATACGTAAAGCAGTCCCAAATATGGGTACCGTACACTGATGCGTTAGCGGCAGTCGTCAGCGTCGGCGCGTAGCAGCCCTTTACAGTTGCGTTGAGCGCAGCCACCGTGAGCGTGTAAGCGAGGTTTGTGGAGAGAGAGCGAGCCGATACCGATTCGTATATGACGTTTTTGTCAGTATTAGTATCGGTGATGAGAGATGTCCTAATGGAGTTCAGATAACACCGTTGCAATTTGATGCTTGAATTATTACCACCGGAGACGTAGATCGAGGCAGGTTGGGCAGTGTTGACCGTTGCGCTGCTCAGCGGGGTCGTCCGCGTTCCAACATTTCTCATGGTGATCCGGTCGCACGATGTCACATTGAAGAATCCTGCATATGGATGAACGTCTGAGACTGTATTGCTGTACCCACAGGTGACGCCCTTGATGGCGATATCCGCGCATTTAGTAATGATTGCAAACGCATACGTAGCAGATGTGACGTTAGTTCGTCCAATGAAGCGGTCAACATGGTCATAATCGTTGACCTCGATGTTTGCACATGTTGTCATCGTGAACGCTCCGCCGTTGATGCCACGGCAGTCAGTGAACGTCAGATTACGGCAAAGTGATACGTTCCACGATACACCACTGGACCGCGCAAACTGGATAATTCCCGCTTCGCAATTGATGAAGGTTTGTCCGGCACACAAGGAGAGTGTAACGGCATGGTCGTTGGTGCCTGGGGTGTTGCCGCGAAAGAACTTCCAGCCTTCAATTGTCCCGCCTGCAAAGCACGACGTAAGAGTAAAGGTTACTAAGTCAAGTGCCTGGTTCATCGAAACGCCGCCGTCGAGCATATCAATGGCAGTAGCACACTCCGAGATAGCCATTGCGTCGTACCCGGCCGCTACGTGTCGCAGTCTGATGGAGTACGGCTGCGAGAAATTGTAATACCAGTCTGAGTAAGCGTACTCATGATCTATAGTTCCAGCACCAGTGGTGGTGAAAGTCGGGCGCGAGGTGTGGGTCGCGTGAGGGCGTGCGTTGGTGGCGCGAGCCGCTGTCGTACACTGACGCATGATGACATTGGGGATTCGTACCTTGCATCCAGCAGGAGGAACATCACCGATGGTGACGTTCATCGTGACGTTTCCGGTATCCGATGTGCCTATCCCTGTATCGACGTAGAAATAATCGGTAACTGCGGTATGCAGGATGGTATACGTCCCATCAACACCGGCACCGGACGTGAAATCTAGCGCGACCTTGTTACCGAGCGACATTCCGTGAGCGGTGAGGCTGCACCGGAGTCGGGACACACTCACATTGCCTGAAGTGCCCGCTCCCGGCATGGCAACAGTGAAGTTGTTGGCACCCGTCACAGTCTCGATGGTGTACGTTCCGTCAACACCGGAACCTGACGTGAAGTCAAAGTACAGAGTCTCGCCCGCGTTAAGTGCATGGCCAGTAATAGTAACGGTCAGAATGTTATTTGCCCAGTTATATGTTCCGGATTGCGTCCAGGCAAGGTACGTTCCAGAGACGCTGTACGACTGACCGATTTGAAGTTGTCCACTTCCCAGGTCCTTGACGAAACGTTGACGACGGTCTGTCCCACCAGCAGGCCCGCCCAAATGCGTGTGGAGCCAGCCGTTCGCAGAGGCTGCGGTAAGCGCAGGCCAATACTCGTACTCATCACTGCCTGGTGCAGTTTCGATCCACACGCCAGGACAGTAGGTGTTTGCACCACCACCGTTGGTAGGTATTTGGAGTACCTGTCCAACTGATCCACTAGTATTGTCTAGATAGAACCAATCACCACGAACCTGATGCCCGGTTCCCTTTCGGGACACTGTAATTGCAGTTGATTGATCCTGAACGACCTCGATCCAACCAGTTACATCTGCTCCGGTAGCACTAGCACCGATACCAGACAAGGCACCCGCTGTGTAGGCCCCACCGGTTACTTCACGCAATTTTATGAATCCGTCTGCTGGCATAGCGCCACCGGCAGCACTAGGAGCAGATGTTAATGTATCCCATACACCAAGAAGGTATCCTGACACTCCGCCCTGCGTAATAGACGTACCAATCGACGGAACATTCCCAGTTCCAGTATTATATGGCAGCCAGCGTACATTTCTTCCATCAATAAGGATTCCACCACCGAGGGTGGCAGAAACAGTTTGGGCTCCAAGCGATCCCGTCATGGATGCAGGACTTCCAGCGTGCCAACGTGTGTCAGTACGTATTGTTAGTTTTCCACCGTTGCATGTCCAAGCCTCACCGGCTGCTCTAGCCGTACCATCGTCAAGATATGTGTCTACTGTGATTGTAGCCATTATGGACCGTATACGAGCAAGGCACGGCTATCCCATGCATGGGTAAACTCAGCCGTACCGCCCGCCCAATCAACTTTTGTGCTAGAGCCACTTTCGGTGATCCTGCGTATACGCCAAAATGATTGGCTGGTCGCCGTGCCGGGAGCGGCCTGGCCAACATACGTAATGCCTGGTGTACTCATATCAACTTCTACGTCATATACCATTTCTTCCTCCGAAGTCGGCGCCTCTATGATTATTGGCTTGCCGGTGATCATATCCATCGTGTATTCGTAAGCGTAGATAACTAGATTATCTCCATTTACAATTTCTATCTCTTCACCGTCGAATTCGTTGAACAGCATGAACGCTATCGGTTCTTCTACAGACAGAAATGTCTGGATGCTGTCAGTATCCTCAAATTCGACGGTTACCAGCGAACCATCTACTAGAAGGTCATCCATGTCGAACTCTCCTTTACTAACACCTTCCCGTCAAGGGGGCATAGCGTTGGTGAGTCATCTTTGTATAGGAATAAATCAAAATAACCAACTCTAAATCTGAACTCTTTTGTCACTATATCGTCTATCTCAACAGCCACGGAGCCCTCCAAAGCATTTATGGTTATAGAGCCTCCCTGATCATACTCAGAGTCAAGAAAAGTATCAATATGACAGTATATTGGTGAAAACTCCGATCCGGCCTGTTTCCGTATCTGTAGGACAGCATTATATCCAGTAAGCACAAAGGGCGACCCATCGGAATTCTTCAACCTCAATGAAAACCGATATGTCGCCCCTTGCTTTACTATAAGATTAACAGTCTTTGCCATGTTGACATTATATCAACATGACGGAAAAGATGCAACTATCTAGGACCCGCGAAAACTCTCGCTGGCCGAATACCTCTAGGCACAACTATCTTCTCACCTGGCTTGGCCTGGCGAGTATTTAACCATGGGTTGTATGACACGATCCTGGCTGCACTGGTACCTAGTTGAGCAGCAATTAGTCCCGGCCCAATTGGGGTTCTACCCTCGACCTTTACGGTGATATGAGCAACTCCACCATTTTCTACCCATGGGGCTGCTACTACGGCTAAGGCCTTTGCTTCAAGATACGCTGGTGTCTGATCCCGCCAGGCGTACCATGCAGACCAGTTGGTACCCTTTCTGGAAAGTTCATATGTCTTTTCACCACAAATCCATGGATTATATGCCTGTGCGTCGGTAACATATGGCTCATCTGATTGCTCATATCCTTCTGGACCGTGCCAGTATTTAGATATCTGCCATAAACCACGATCCTCTGATGGTTTTCCGTTGGCCATTAGACTATTTGTAAATTGCTCTGAATCAAACGACGACTCTCCGCCAGCGACCGCAACTGCTTCAACTAGGGCATTGCCCCTGAATCCAGCATTATATGCCACGAATGCCACTTGTTTTGATGATAGGTAAAACTTTGGATAATATAATATCTTCATTGTTTCACCTCCTGGGTCCAGCATAAACTGGAACTGCTTTTACATCTAACGGAAGTACGAGTACAGTACCAGGCTTGATCCTGGCTGGTAACCCGCCATTAAATACATCGAATCGCGCCAGGCTCATTCCTAGTTGCTTGGCCGCTGCACTATGAGTAACGGGGGTCCTTCCAATGACGGTTGTGTAATGACGGCGTGGATTCACGGCTTCGCTCTTTAGATTAATTGATCCGCTGGGAGTCCAATCAACCCATCCACGGAATCTATATCCCCATGCGTCCTCAAATGTGTTCCATCTCACAACATCAATCTTCCCGCGCCTTAGAATATCATTAGAATACACGTAACCATTGTCAATGGCGAATGTGACATGGCCATATCCATATGACGTTGGGCCATAATACACTAACGATCCTGCTGGTGGTGGGGTTGAAGAATGCTTATGGTTCGACGGAATAGCATTATAGGCAAGGCGGGCGCTGGCAGCCCAGGCGTCGGCGCCCACGCATTGTCTAGAGAATGCCTGACATAAATTATCCCAACTCTGAGTCGGGTGGCGGCGCTGGCCTTCTGCGAAGGCAACTGCCTGACTATACGTTCTCATCCTCATCCTCTTCTATGTCCGGTAGTACCGGAGCATAATCATCTTGTATTTCTTCTACTGGCTGAGTCATGCTTATCCACCTGATTTCTTTTTCTTCGGCTTGCTCTTAGGCTTGCACGCCATGTTATGCTCCCCTGATTTTGTCATACTGCGGAATCCTCCGCTTGTGTCAAATCTATGATATCACAACTTCCGGCAACACAGGCAAGTTCCTGTGATCCAGTCGTCATATCCTCAGTCTCATACAGCGAGAGAGCATCCCATTGAATCGTCTTAGGTGTTCTGGCAACCCACTCGTCATATTCTTCTCTGGTTATCTCGATATATGGAGCCTGCTGATATACATGATCATCATATGGAAGGAAGGAGATTCCACCAACATCGTCCCAATTCTCATTCACCCAGGCCGCTACGTCCAGCCATTCATTTTCTCTGACGTTGACGGTGATGCTTGGATTGTGTTCTGTCCAGAACTTCTTATATGTTTTCCAGATATTCAAGTGTTCTATAGCGGTCAGATCAGCCCTGGTGATAGAACCTTCCGGGGCTGCCTTCGGGAAATAGAACACGGTCGCACTAGTCGGACGCATCACATCAGGCTCCCAATAAACGCCAGAATCCTTCAAGAACACCGTCAGCGGGTCCTTGTTGTCTGCTCGTACTGTACGAATGTAATACTGTGAGTGCCATGGATGCATACCGCTGCTGACCCCGGCCAACTGGCTTACCGTGCCGGAAGGCTTTACAGTGGTGATTGCGGCTGACGTTGGAATGCCGAGCAGCCCCGCCCATTCCTCATTTGTTGAGATTGCAACAGACTTTAAACTTGACAATGTATTTTCTAGTTCAGAAAGTCCATTATGTCCATTTAGTAACTTGTTGCCGAATTGTCCAGTAAGTGAAACTCCGAGGAGACGTTCTTCCTCGGTGTTATCACGCCAAATCTTACGAATATACTTGAAATTGGTGAGCGTTGATTGCCAAGTTCCAAGAATCGTCGTCAGTTCTACTTTTCTTTTAAGACTGACAGCATCGTCAGATTCCTTGACGATAACCTCCGAGAGATTACAGAACTGATAGGCTCTGAGGTTAATCTCTCCACAAGGATTTGTTCCAGCAATCTTGGTTCCATCGCGGCGCGGGGCGCTGCGCTGAGCCATCTCCCTATTGAAAATGCCACGTTCGCCAGACTTAGATTCATATAGGTTTCCCCACTCTCTGATAAATTGCCCGGTGCTTGGCTTTGTTGTATATACTGCTGAATTGTTTGCAAGACTACGTTGACTGTTGATGTTCCACCAAGCACCAGACTTCGCCTTCGCCATCTCAAAATCTTCAAGATCAGATAGTGAAATCATTGCTGATCTACGCACCCCGCCGACCACGACAACCTCACCGATCTTGCACATTAGATCATGCGCCTCGATTGGCTTCAATTGACGCCCGGCTGCGGCCTTGAATGTCTTTACTGCAAACTTGAATAGATCGACCAGTGGTTCCGGTCCAGACGCGCGACCTCCGAACGTTTCCAGCCTAGCCCCAGCAGGCCTGACGCGAGAAACGTCCCACTCTGGAATCTGGCCCTGCCATAGCAAAGCCAGTAATTCTCTTAGGCCCCTAGCCCAACCGGCCTTTGAATCCTCGATCACCAATGTTGTATTTGTCTGCTCAAAATGTTCGTTGACCACTGGAAGTTTCTCGATGTACTGAGATTCAACTGAGAATCCAACTCCGGTTCCACACATCAGAATATACATTGCTTCATCAAATGATCTTGGGCTGTCCACCGGAATGAATGAACAGTTGTATGCTGCAACATGATCACGGGCCAGGGCGGGTCCAGCGGTCATAATGGCACGCATGGAGGGAACGATATCTCTGTTGAAGATCGCCGCCCTGATTTCTTCAACGAGGCTGCGGTCGATAGCCACGCCATAATTCTTTTCTACGTGCTTGACCATGAAATCGACATAACGATCCACGGACTCGCCCCACGTCTCACGGCGATTTTCTGCTTTAAGCCATCTTGCGTACCTGCTAACGGCAATAAAGTTTTCGAACGGTGTTTCAATGCTTGACATAAATCCTCCTACCGCTAGCGCGGCTTTTCTTTAAAGTGTGTTTCCTTCTAGTATAGCACCGGGTTTTCATGGGATAGAAAGTTGTGAGAATCTTTTGACCAGCGGCCTGAATGCTGCTTCCGTCAATCTGTCCCAATCATATGTCTCATGCACGGCTGGCGCCTGTGCGTAGAACATATTTGCATAATGAGTGTAGTTATCAGCCACAGTACGCATCAATGTCACAAGATGGTCGGTGGACGGCTCGCACATTTTCCCGGGATGTTCTTTTGGCCATCTACTGTTCGCTGGCCTGGAATCAATACCAAGATCAAGTAGGTAGTCCGAGTAAGCCGCCCAGGCAGCGGTGCAGATCACCGGCATTCCGGTCGCCAATCCCTGCAATGGGATGAAGCCGAAGCCCTCTCCCCATGAAGGATACACCAGAACGTCATGCATATGATACAAACTCAATAATTCTTCCTGCGAAACCTCTTCCGTGATCAATTTGATATTTGGGGCGGAGGTTATCGGGCCGAGGATACTTCCGTAATGATCATATAGTCTGGTTGTGTTAACGTCATGGGCTTTGATCGTCAGACTTACATCTGATCTGTTGCCGAATGCTTTTCTGAAAGCATTTACTGTGGTTTGCCCGCCCTTGCGGCTGGCTGGCTCTCCGATGTGCAGGAATCTTATCCTTGTATCAGGCTCGCGTAGTTGTGGAGTCCAAAATTCCTCAATACCATGCTCGTAGACTTTAATGGGAACAGATACTCCGTTGTTCCTAAATACATCAGCACACCAGGGGGAGGTAGTCCAAAATTCATCAAGGTTATTGATTTCAGGCAGCCAGGTATCAGGCAATTCGGTGGACTCCCATGGAGTGTATCCAATCTTGTACTGATTCTCGTAGAAGAAATAGTATTCCGGTTGGACGAACGACAGTTGCACCAGAGCGGTCGGGTCCTCTAGTACGACCTTATGACCAATTCTCTGTAATGCACGTATGATATTGTAACCAGCATAACCATATCCTACACTAGTGTTATAGTTACCAGGATCAGTAGAGTAAGATACTTTCATTATGTACTTCCTATTATGATATAAATACTATCTTCTTCTAGTATAAAGAACATCGTAGCACAGGTTGCGCCATGATACAATTAGTTCCATGAGAATCCAATTGATTAACGCCTACCTAAATTTGATGGATGAGGGCAAGGCACCGCTCGTCCGCTGTGGAAGTGACGTAAATCACCCTCGCGTCCAGGCCAGATTGACCGATACAGAGGAAATTGAACTCTGGTGCCTCGCCTGTAACTGGAAAATGAGGCCGGGAGTGCATACCTACGAGTCAATGAGACAGATTTTAGGCCTGTACGACGTGAGATGGCTCACATTCGTTTAGCGTTGCCCTAGAGAAAAAATGATGCTAGACTAGTCGGATGGCTAAATTTAGCAAGGTAGCAACCCCCGTTGTAGCCCTTCTTGCGACCATCGTAATATTTATTGCGATGTTCGTATCGGTACCTACAGCCCAGGGTAGCACCCCAGTAAATCAAACCACCGCTATGATAGATGACTCTGCTAAGCCTGTTCCGCCGAGGCCCGCGCCTCGCGCTAGCAGGGCTCAAATCAGAGCAGCGGTATTCCCCAATTTGCACAAGGCTTCACCAGCAAGATCGAAAGCCTATGCAAAGTTCTATATCAATTGGAGATACAAGTGGGGATATGAACAATTCAAGTGCTTGGTTCCTCTTTGGGAGCGCGAGAGCGGTTGGACATATAATTCATATGATCCGGCCCAGGGAAATCGTATGGCTGGTGGTGTCCGTAGAACGTGGGGCATCCCCCAGGCCAATCCCGGCACAAAAATGGCTAGCGAAGGAAAAGACTGGCGGACCAACACGGCCACCCAAATAAGGTGGGGTGCCAAATATATCAAAAAAACCTATAAAACACCGTGCAATGCGCTAGCCTTTTGGAATAACCACCATTGGTACTAGGAGTATGATATACATAGATGTATGACACTACATCGTACATCTAAGTCTTGTGAATGGTGTGGGGCCTTGTTCCATAAAACTATAGAAAGAGACAGACATCAATTCAGTTTAAAGAAATTTTGCTCTAGAGAATGCCGCCGGGCTGCCAGAAAAACTATTGTTAGGCAAAATGGAAACCCTGGCGAGTATTGTCTCTGTGGTTGTGGCAACAAGGCCCCCATCGCAAAAACATCATCTGTAAGAGATCAAACAATCAGGGGAATGCCAGCACGTTACTTGCCCGGTCACGCTACCAGGCATAAGGCTGTAAAAACAGGCGGAATTGGAAAGTATGGATATGGTCGCTATTTAAACGGCCAGGGATATATTATGCTACTGGTTTCCAGCATCCCGGCTGAGGATAGACTTTTAGTTGGTAATATGATCGCAAATTATGCTGATAAACAGTGCGTGCTTGAACATAGATACGTTATGGCAAAATATATCGGTAGACCCCTCGTGGATGGAGAAAACGTTCACCATAAAAATGGTAGACGAGACGACAACTCTATTGAAAATTTAGAACTCTGGAGAAATAGTCAGCCCAAGGGTCAGAGAGTCCAAGACGTTTATCCTACCTGTCATGGCTCTGGACTGGTGGATTAGAGTGTGCTATCCTAGGGGCAGGACTCTTGGAGGAAGTTAGTGAAAGATGAAGTAGCGGTATATGTAAAATATATCAGTGGTGAAATACAGGAAGAAACAACCGTATTGTCAAGCACGTATATGCCAAAGTCGGGAATGTATGTGTTTACTATTCTAGGCAACGACATGAGAATTCAAATTAGGACGGAGGCGTTCACTATATCCAAATTATTAGATGGAGCGGGGCTCCTCCACCCGCTCGACCAAGAGATTGCAGAGTTACTTTATGGAGAGAGAATTTTATGAGGCCGGATAAAGAGGAAGAACTACGAGTCATAGACCAGCAGATAAATACTGCTGAGAACAGTATTGCTGCACTACAGGCCCGTATCCTTGCGAAGAACAAGGAACTACAGCATTTCCAGCGAGAAATGTGGTCGATGATCATTGACTACAATGAGCAGATGGGACGACTAATAGCAAGACGTAAGGGGATTCTAAATGAAGATTGATGTTCTAGACCATGGTTACGTCCGCCTTGTAGACCACCTTGGAGATGATCTTTCTATAGTTAACGCTGCTAGAGTATCTTATGACAAGGAGTCTAAGGACTTTAGCCCCGCCGACGCCCGACTCCTTGATTTTCTTATACGTGAGGACCACACCTCGCCCTTACGTCACGCGGCCCTGACCTTTGAGGTTTACGCTCCACTGATGGTGGCGCGTCAGCACTGGAAGTATGCCGTGGCATCTACCTTTGTCGATGATCAGAATGGCTGGAACGAGAGTTGCTTACCGGCATGGCAAGAACTATGGTCTTATGGAAACCTAAGAGTAACTGTACAAGATATTCTGGATGAAAAAGCATTACCACTCAGATCAGTAAATGATGATGGTGTGGTTGTTCCAAATAGAGTAAAAAATATTTGGCCCTCCGGAAAGCAGGAAATTATTACCATTATTGATGAGTTTGGTAATAAGATATCTTGTACCAAGAATCATAGAATAAAAACTCCTAGTGGCTGGGTGGAAGCCGGGGAACTTAAGGTTAATAATCTAGTTGGTCTATGCAACGAGCATCACTACTTGATTCATGGAAAGCGCCCTCAGGTATTTGGATATGGAAAGGTTGTGTCTATTAATTCTGCTGGAATTCATGAAACATATGATATTGAAATGGAACTAGAGTCTAATTTTGTGGCTGGCGGAATTGTTGTACATAATTCCCGTCGATATGTCACTGAAAATGAAGAGTTTTATGTTCCTGAGCATTTTCGGGAGGCACCACCCAATAGCAAGCAGGGAAGCGGCGGAAACCTTGGTGCGTGGGCTAATATGACATGGCAAACCCGTCTGGATGCACATATTAAAAACTCTCTGTATTTTTATGACATGGCTTTAAAAGAGGGACTGGCTCCTGAGCAGGCCAGACTATTCTTGCCAGCCTACGGTTTGTATGTACGGTACCGCTGGACCGTCAGCCTGGCCGGTGTGCTACACTTCCTAGACCAGCGCCTCGCCCACGACGCGCAGGTTGAGATACAGGCATACGCCGAGGCTGTGCGCGATCTGACCAAGACTGTATTTCCTAAGACATTGGAGGCTTGGCTTGCTAAGTGAACGGCATGGAAACTTGGTTGAGGAAATTTGGAAGCCTGGCGGATACATCGGCATTACTACTAATGGATTTGTCAAGAATAACGGCGAGTGCGTTATGGGACGAGGTATCGCAAAGACTCTCCGCGATCTTTGCCCAGGACTCGCAGGAGAAATAGGTTCCGCTATTCAGCAATACGGAAACCTACCACATGTGTTCCATGACTATAGAGTCTGGACATTTCCAGTGAAGCATAACTGGTGGGAAATGGCTGATTTAGAACTTATTGCTCAGTCGGCCAGGGCTATCATGCGTCTAGAGCATAACTATGAAATGCACTTCAACAGGCCGGGGTCGGGTAACGGTAGACTCGATTGGCAGACGGTATGGAACGTTATAGAGCCAATATTCGGTCCTAGCGAGCGAAACTACTACGTGTGGAGTTTCTGATGAGACTAGAAGATAGCGTCGTCTTGATATCTATTGTATTTACGTTCTTGGTAATTATTCCAGGTATAATTGTGATGACGTGAATAGAAAACGAAGAACGTAGAGACGTTGAACGATACGAAAGGAAAAGAAATGGAAGATGGAGTAACTCCTGAACAGGAGTTGCTGTGGGCGATATACATACAGACGACCAGAATACTTGATGTACTGTATATCACAGCCGCCGCCCTTGGGGCAGATGCCGAGCAGTTAAAGCAATTGCACACTGATGGAAAGATAATATCACCGGAGGTATGGCTAGATGTTAGTTGATATGATAGGTGTCGTCATCGGTTGGATCATATTGATCGTACTGATTGCTACATTTGTCGAATATTGGCCTGTCGTACTCGTCCTGGGCGGGTTGACAATCGGCTGCCTGTATGCCAATAGATATGGGAGAGAGTAGTGTATACCGTAGTATCAAAGCGGGATGAGAACGGACATTGGGAGACAGTAATACGTAATAGCCATGGTAAGGAAGTATGGCGGGAGACGATGGATCGTGGCCTACACCCTGCTATAGCATATGACGATCCAAGCCAGGCAGAAGTAGCACAACACTATGCAATAAGAAACTTCAAGGCTCTAGGCGAATACGAAAAATGGGACATGTTTAGGTGACACGTAACAAACTGCGTGCCGCCAAGTGGCACGCGATAGGCCAGCACAAAATAGCGCGCGGCTGCGAAGCAGCCGACTGTCCACTACCCGAAGGGTTCGATTTTCGGGCGGTGGACTTGGATTTTGACCATCTACATGATAAGCGTATGAATGTATCCAATATGATACGCAGCGACTACGGCTGGGCGGCGGTGCTTGAAGAAATAGCCAAGTGTAGAGTATTATGCAAGATATGCCATGCCAGGCATAGCGCGCGTCAGCGTGCATAGTCCAGCACAAATCCCCGATTTTTATTAATTTTGAGTATTTTCCCGATTTTTATTAATTTTCAGATATGTATGATCCCGGTTCGGGCGCTTGGAAACGAACTTTTCGGTAGTGCGCCCATTTCCCTTGTGCCACAGGCACTTTCGGGCCTCGGATTCCCTTGTGCCGCAACGATTTTCGGGCACGGTCACCGTGAGTTGATCCTAGATCACAGAGAGTCACTCATACTTTCGGATGATGCCCACTCATACTTTCGGTGGTTGTGGTCTGTCGGACCTAGGGCATACCCTGGCAGTAGATAGAGAGAGGGGACAGGACATGAGCACTCTGACCACAATGGTAGCGGGAGCAAGCATTCCCGCCGCCGGAACACAATGCGATTGGGCGCAGCACGAATACTGCCCTTGCTGCCGGTGCGAGGATGACGCGGTTGTTACTCAGCACTTTCGCACTGTCCTGACCGACTCCTACGGCAAGGTTCTGCGCGTGTCAGAATACACCGAATCATGGTGCGCGTCGCACGTTCACACTACGTCCGTCGTCACAATCGAAATCTAGAGAGGCAAGGCAATGCACATTCTGCACAATCAGACATTCTCCGCACAGGAGAGCAGCGCCATTCGATTCATCGAATACAACGCGCGCACCTACACAATGTTGGTCGAAATGCGAAAAGGTCAGTGCTACACCGTTTCGCGCGTGCGGTACTCGGACTACGTTTCCATCATCGAGGCATACTCCATTGGCAAGGCGTGGAATGCGTTTCGCATGACGCCGGGCATCATCATCGAAAAGGCGTGAGACAAATGGCCCTCGCAATTATCGCATTGTTCGCCTCCCTCGTCCTGCTGGCAATCGCCATTGTCCTGCACATTCGGGATGAAATCGCATTCCGTCGGTCGATTGAGGCAATCGCGTTTCACTCGATCATGAACTACTACGGCACCCACCGTATCTACTGAAAGGGAAAAGCAATGCTGACCATGACGCCGGAACTGCACAGTGCGGCCATTGCTCACTGTGCAATGTTCGGAATGGAAATGTGCGATTTGGACGCTACCGATTGGGAAATCATTTCCGCAGACGTGGATTTCGGAAAGGGTGAGTGAAATGGCAAGGGTTTCATGGCACAGGGACGCAAACGAAATGCGCGTTTCGGTTGACCGTGGCGCAGGAACAGCATTCCCGCTCGCAATCAATGGATATCCGTTTGAGGGGACGGCGGCATTTATCAATGCGTTTGTTTCGCCTGCCGGATACCTTTTCGCAACGTACATGGATTCCATTGGCAATATGGCGCAATTGCGCGCCGGATTCGTTTCCCGCTCACTCTAGAAAGGTAGAACAATGGATTTCCCCGACCCCATGGCCGTAATGGCATGGTTCGCATTTTGGTTTATCCTTTTGCGGTTTATGGGTGATGACTAAAGTCTGGGACTAAGGTCCCGACTTTCTGTTAGCTGAATCTTAACCCTCCCTTAGCCTCGGCTTAGGGGAGGGTTTCTTAGCTTAATCTTAACCCCTTCTTAGCTTGGTCTTAGCTAAATCAACACGCCCGCAATCTTAGCTAAACCTTAACCACCCCTTAGCTTGCTCTTAACCGCGCGCCCGCCTTAGCTTAATCTTAACCTTCTGTTTACGACATATTAAGAAAGCGCCGGAAAGTCCTGTGGCACAGACACTTTCGAGGTCGTGAAAACCCTTGTGGCAGAGGCACTTTCGGCGTTGAGGCCCCAAAACCCTTGTGCCACAACGGAATCCGAGCATAGACGTGTATCTATGCGTTCCCGACGCACTGTAACCTATTTAGCTCGTTCTTAACCTGTGACGCAAGTCACACTGGGAAGGGGCCTCTAGGGCTTGTGTGTGTCGGACCCTAGGTGTACCTTGTAAGTAGAGAGAAAGGGAAGATCATGGGACACATGAACGTAGTTGAGAACCTTCGGCCTCTGCCCGAGCGGGTCGGTTGCGCCGTTGTGTGGCCGGATTTCGGAAAGCACGAAACGTACACTCCGGGTTGTTTCGAGTGCTTCATTGCAAATGGTGGAGGAAACGACTAATGTCAAAGGTGTTTAGCCCCCGATTCCGTGGCCCAAAGACCACGGTTAGCCACTACGCGGGTAATGGCGCGCATACTCCCACTCAGCACAATTGGGTTAGGCTTTCCCCCAATTCCCGGTCTCTGCGCAAGGTTGACTTTTGCGCGGAATGCCGTGCCAAAAGAATCACGACCACTTACCCCGGGGGGTACTGATAATGTGGTGGTTCCCGATTAGCAATGGCACTACCGTAACGGTGTGCAATGAATGCGCTAAGCATGGATCATTTGCGGAGCGGATTGACGGCGATCATTTCCTCGCGTGGCACGATAAGTGCTGCGTTTGCGGCGAAACGTTCACCGATATCTGAAATGTGATAAAATGATTCTGTGGATCGTATTTCTTTTGTTTGTCGCAACAATCCTGTTTTGGAGGCCATAATGGTGCTTTTCGCCGGGCGCAATGAGTGCGATCACCTTTTCGCACACATGACCATTTCCATGCATTTCGTTTGCGTGCATTGCGGAAGGGTTATCACAACTAAATAGGCAAAATTAGGCAAATTTCCGAATTTTGGCAAATTTGCCTAATTTTGTGCAAATTTTTCTTAACTAAAATTTAACTGTCTCTTAACCTGGCCTTAACCGGGCGCCCGCCTTAACCCTTTCTTAACGTTACGATAACCTTTAAGAAGCGCCTGAAAATCCCTCTGGCACAACGACTTTCGACCCTCCAAAGCCCTTGCAGCACAGGCACTTTCAGCCACGATACTGAAAATCCTTGTGGCACAGGCGTTTTCGACATATCGATCTGAATGAATATAGCTGAGCGTAATAGGCCTAAAGTCCTATCAAAGTAGGGACCTATGGGTCTATACCGTGTCGGACCCATGGTGTAGCCTAGAGGCGAGAGAGAGGGAAGAAATGACCAAGCCCATTGCCTACGCCGTCCGCCCCTGGACCCACCGTTGCCCTACGGGCACGGGTCACGTCGATGGGCCGATCCGTTGGGAGCGGAGGATCGGTAAGCAGTGGATCGGTGACCAGACGTGCCGTAACTGCGACGCTACTCAGCGCGTCATCGAGTACGCCGCTCACGCGCGCAACCGCTGAAAGGGAACTGAAATGACCGCATACGCCCCGCCTTGCCACCCAGTCACTAACGGAATGGCGCAGGCCGATATCGACAAACTGCTTTACTCCGAATTGCCCTCAAAGGTCGAGCGGGTAAAGCGCGAATGGTGCGCCAATTGCGCCATTGTTAGCGAATGCCACGCTCAGGGCTTTTGGGTCAACGAGGATAACAAGCGCATTGCCCTTCCCGGTATTTTCGGTGGAATGACCGAAAAGGAGCGAAAGGCTCTGGTGCGCGCGTGATTACCGTTCCGCGTGAAATGGTATGGATTATCGGCATCCTGGCGTTTATCGCCATTTTCCTTTTCGGCCGGGTTTCGTATGAATACGGAATTATCGAGGGAAAGTGTATTGCCACGGGTGGAATACTAAATGCAAAGGAGGAATGCGTACATTAACTGAATCTTAACCTCGTCTTAACCGGGCGCCCGCGCGAGCGCGGGCTGTCAACCCCCTTACGATGTGATGTAGAACACGCTCAACTTTTCGGATATGGGCTTGTCTGTGTCGGACCATTCTGCTAGAGTTGTACCACGACCTAGGGAAAGGAACCATCATGGATGACTACGCTGACTTCGCGGACTTCGCAGCGGAGGACTACTTCGATGACTACCCCGGCGACTTCGACGCCGAGCAGGACGACTGGTTCCCCGAGGACGACGACGCGCCCGAGCAGGACTGGCCCGAGGACGACGCGGAGCGGGACGCCTTCTACGCCGAGGCGTGGGCCGACAGTTATCCCGATTGGGGCTGACCCTAGCCCGACTACTCTCCGTAGTCGGCGGGCGCCCGCGCGAGCGCGGGCTGTCAAGCCCTTACGATGTGATCTACCTCACCCCTGAAAACACTAGACCTAGGCAGATTTTTCCGATAGCCTAGGGGCACAAGGTAAACGACCTAGGGAGTCAAGATGGTTGACGTCACATTCACCGACCACGCCTACCGAAAGTTGGGTGGTGACGTCGATCTGGCCAAGCGTGTCGTGCTGGCAGCGAAGGCTCCCACAGTGACCTACCCCAACGGTCGCTTCCCTGGCCAGGTCCGTTGCATCCGTGACGGCATGGTCGCCGTCGTCGCTGGCACTCGTATCGTGACGTTCTATGCGAATATCGTGGAGACGGACATTCGCCCGGACCAGACTGACGATGACGCCAAGGCGTATCAGGCGAAGCGTAACGCCGAGCGCGCGAAGCGCGACCGGAAGCGCCAGCAGAAGCGCGACGCTGACCGCGCTTTCACCGCTGCACAGAAGGCCGGAAAGGGGCGCAAGTGACTACTCACGACAAGATCGTTGATCTTGCTACTAAGATCGCGCGATACAGGCTGAATAACCCCTCCCAAAGGGCGGGGCAGGCATTCATGAATGTTCTTTCGGCAGAATATCCCGATCTGCATTCCGCAGTTTTTATCAGCGGTGTCGATCCATTCTACAATGACGGCTTGCTCTCCGCCGCTTGGGGCATTGTTTCGCAGAATATCTAACAGCAATACCGCGATTACTCTCCGTAATCGCGGGCGCCCGGCCCAGGCCGGGCTGTCAAGTCCTTACGATGTGATGTATGTCACGCCTAAAAGTGTAGACAGACTGGCGCTCATGGTGTAACCTGACAGTAGGAGGTAAGGAAATGATCTTGGGTATCGACCGAATCGAGCGCCGGGCCGCAGTGAATCTGCCCGCAACGTGCAACCTTTTCGGTGATTGTGGTCTGATTTTCAGTGTCGAGGTTTTCGTGCATTCCGTAAATGGTGACGTGTGGGAGGTAGAAATCCGCGATTTGCAGAGTGGGGTTTCGATTTACTCTCCGCCTGACAAGGAATGGAATTTGCTCGTACCGGAAACAATGGCCGAGGCCGAGCCTTACCTTTACCTCCACCTGTGGACGATTGGAATGATTGACTAATGGGATACAAATTCACCGCGCATGGTAATTGGATGACCATGCACTTTGACGCGCCGCTGACAAGCGCGGGCGTTGTCAACGTTGGCGGTTACTGGTGGAATTCCCTTCGGGCCGACCCTTACCGGGCCGCTGCCAAATTCGCCAATGAGCGTACCCCATTCCGTAATGACCCTAATTGCCCTACGGCAATGGAATTCTGGGCCGGGGTTACCGATGATGACCTTGCCGAATTCGACAAGCGTAATCAGGAATTGTCTGATAATGTTGCTAAGTGGGGTTCTGAGTAATTCCAGGCCCGTGATTACTCTCCGTAATCGCGGGCGCCCGGCCCAGGCCGGGCTGTCAAGTAGTTACGATGTGACATAGGACACCCCTGAAAATATTGACACAGAGACTCGCAGGGTGTAGTCTAAAGACACAACAGAACAGAGGATGACAGCAGGAGCGGGCTAGACCGAGGGATTTAGTCACCCCCATGAAAGCCCACTACTCCCCAAGGGTGGACGCCGGATTGACGATCACAACTCCCAGGGACATAGGGGAAAGTCGAACCCGCTTCTGCCGTGATCTTCTGTTCGGACAACTTGACAAGTCAATAGCGTGGCGATATACTAGTCTCCTACCGGGGCGCATCCAAAGGGACCGGCCCGGTAGTGTATGCCATGGGCGCTGGGACGCATACGAGTCTGTAAAACTTGTCTCATATGGGTAGCAAGGTTCGATTCCTTGACATGGCACAAATCAAGGGTAATCCGGCTCGACGGCGACGGCTGTTGTGGTGTTCGAATCACCTCCCTTGATTATGGCCCCATCGTCTAATGGCTAGGATTGCGCCCTTTCAAGGCGCAGGAAGGGGATCGAAACCCCTTGGGGCTACCAGATTAGGAATATGGTATACTAATCATATGGCATATTCTGATATCGAAAAAAGAAATGAATGGTTTCGCAAACGCTATCAAGATAATCTTGAGTTTGTTCAAAACTATAAAATGAAAATCGGATGTTCTGACTGTGGATGGAATGAGCATCACGCGGGGTTAGAATTTGATCACGTAAATCCTCATGTGCGCGGAACAGTTTCGTCACAATTAGGAAAGTCAAGAAGAGTTATACTAGAAGAAATATCTGCTTGTGAGGTAGTTTGTTCTAGGTGTCATTCACTTAGAACATGGAACAGAAGAGCCCAGATGGTTCAAGAGTAAGATTTCGGGTTCGATTCCCGTTGGGACTACGTAGCAAAACTATCGGCAAGGCCAGTCGGTAGAAAGGGAGGGCGCTGTAGCGAAAGCAGGCCCTAACAAAAACCGTCAATGACGGTAACAAAGCCTCCCAAATATAATTCCGGTGTAGTGTAATGGTAACACAAGTGCTTCCAAACCATTTGATAGGGGTTCGATTCCTCTCACCGGGGCCAAGCCTCCATAGTGAATGGGTTATCATGCATCCCTGTCAAGGATGCGAAACGGGTCCGAGTCCCGTTGGAGGCGCGTTAATCTCCTATAGTTCAATGGCAGAACGGATGGCTGTTAACCATCTAATCTAGGTTCGAATCCTGGTGGGAGAGCGGGCGAGAGATACCAGGGTTTAAACGTATTCCTCTCCACCCCTAAGGGGGTATAGTATAATGGCAAAACCGCTGGCTCTTACCCAGCAGATCGGAGTTCGACTCTCCGTGCCCCTACTGTTACCGTGAGTGATCGCGGGCGCCCGGCCCAGGCCGGGCTGTCAAGTGTTTACGATGTGATCTAGGACACTTCTAAATATCTTGACAGATGACAACTTTTACTATAGCCTAGTTACATGAGCCGCACAGACAAGACCGACCCGTGGTGGACTCAGGGTACATGGGTTCCCGTACACGATCACTCTAGGGGAGCGTGTACTCTCCCTGCCAATCCGCCCTGTCACCACATCACCACGTCATACCGTCACGGTAAGTGCCACTGGACTAAGCGTTGGGATGAGGTCAAGTGGTCCCGTGACAAGTCGGCTGATCGTGCCGAGCGGGAATGGCTTACTCGCAAGACCCGCTATCGTCGTAACCGTTTGCAGAACGATGATTGGGATTGATTACTCTCAGTAATCACGGGCGCCCGGCCCAGGCCGGGCTGTCAAGTGTTTACGATGTGACTTAGATCACCTGGAAATATCTAGACCGTCACAGTGAATCGTGGTATAGTCTAACTATGAGTAGCCGACCGAATCCTCGCCGGGCAAGTGAACACCAGCGTATCGTTATTGAGCGCCGTCGATCCAGCGCCGCATCCCCTCATGTCAACCGCGTCCGATATGATCGCAACCGTTCTAATAGGGAATGGAAGCGTGATGCCTGACTCTATAAATCCAATGCATGAACCGCCACACGCGCACGGTATTGCTCTCAGCCCCGCCGATGTGAGGCAACTAGAGGCAGCGCTAGACGCGCCTCCTGCCGTGATCGAATCGTTACGCAAACTTCTTGACACCCCCCCCCTCAATCTGATAGGGTACTCGTATGGCACTCACCCGATCCAAGGACCGCAAGGTTACTAACGCTGTTTCGCCTAATGGAAAGACGGCAGTAATTGCTAATTCATTCGGCCTTCCTGCCGGAAAGGCATTTAGTTGCCCCGGCGCTACCCCATTCTGCGAGCGTATTTGCTACGCTGGCAAATTGGAAAAGGTTTACAAGGGTGTGCGTAATGTCCTTATGTCCAACTGGAATCAATTGCAGAATGTCACGTTTTCGGAAATGGTCGAATTGCTCGACCGTATGATTACCGATTTCGAGGCGGAATGCGATAAGCGCGGGGCCGATAAGGCATTCCGTATCCATTGGGATGGGGATTTCTTTAGCAACGATTACACTATCGCATGGCGCGAGGTTATCAACCTTCACCCCGATACTCATTTCTGGGTTTACACGCGGGTAAAGGATGCGGCAATGATGCTGCACAATGCCAACCTTTCTAACCTTTCGCTTTACTTTAGCGCCGACCGCGACAATATCTACAATGCCCGGTTGCTTTCTAGCGTCGGTATCAACGTTGCATATGTCGATGACACTTTCGCACAGGGTAAGGCAGAATTTCCGAAGGCTGCCCGGTGCCCTGAGAATAACAAGGCTATCCCCCTCATTTCCACTAAGGGTAGCGCGTGCATTGTTTGCGGCCTTTGCGTGAATGGTCGGAATGACGTGCTGTTTGCGGTGAAAAAGCGATGAATAGTTTTGTCACCTTTCTAGTTATCCTGGGAATTGCATTCTTTTGGATGGTCTATTGGAAACCACGCTAAGTAACCCCGCCGTCACTCTCTGTGACGGCGGGCGCCCGGCCCAGGCCGGGCTGTCAACCCCTTACGATGTGACGTGGATCACCCATAAAACTATAGACTCCCGACCCCTGATCATGTATGCTTGCATCATCACCTAGAGAAAGAGGTAATACAATGGCTCTGTCCGTTCTCATCGCCGCCGAGGTTTGGAATCGTAAGGACGGCGCGGTTGTCAAGTCCGTCGTTCGTACCGAGGATGGCCGATTCGTCGGCGTGACCAACCAGACGCGGGAGGTCAAGGCATGAGCGAGAAGTACGCTCTTGACGTAATGCCGGGGGACATTCTCGATCTTGACGAGCGTGGCCCCGTGCTGGTCGATTACGTTTTCCAACCTAGCGATGACTACTCCGCCGTTGTCATTAGCGGTTATGACCCCGATGGTGATGAATTCGATGAGGAATTCGACCCCGATGACGTGCTGACCGTTCGTCATAACCTCGCCTATCTTTGGGACTGATATGCCTACCCCGTTCGAAATCCTGTTCCCCGCCGAGGCGGCAATGCGTGATATGCGTATCTGCCCGCTCTGCCAGGTTGCCATCAACCCCGGCGATTTCCGCGATGCTATTTCGCTGCGAGAGTCAGAGATTAGCGGCATGTGCCAGACGTGCCAGGACAACTTTTTCACCGATGGAGACGAGTGGTAATGACCATTCTGTGTGGTAAGACCCGTCCGCAAGCCGACCCGTATGAGATTTGGGTCGATGGTGACTGGACGTGGCTGGTGCTGAAAAAGTATCAGAACGACGACCGCAAGCCTTATGCACGCTGGCTTTGTGCGGTAAAGTCCCCGTTCACCTTCGGTTCGTATGAGGTTGGCGACGTGTATGCTGCCGAGGTCATGGATTCTGCGGAGCGGGTTCTCTAATGGATAGGCAATGGCGTCGGACATTCTTTCTGTCCCTCGCCATTTGCTTTATCCTATTCAGTGTGTTTCGTGCCGTTCTACTGGTCTATATTGCTGAGCAGGAAAAGGTGACGGGCGAACCTAACTACAATTGTACAATTTGTACAACTGTCCCCCCTGATTACTCTCCGTAATCACGGGCGCCCGGCCTAGGCCGGGCTGTCAAGTCTTTTACGATATGACATAGAGCACGCCTAAAACTATAGACTGTCACTCTGCCACATGCTATTCTTGACCTACCAACCGAGAAAGGAACCCAAATGTCATCATCCCCCGGAGTGTTCATCGTCAAGGACGGTCGGCCCTTCATCGACGTTCTCACCGTTACCGAAAACATGTGCCAGTTCGCGGTGAATATGCTTCGATCCAACAACGCCCCCGTTCCCCGCGAGATGCTTGAGTTTTTCGGTGAGGCTGCGACGATGCGGGCGGAATACATCATTGTAGAGGCCGACCTCGCCATGCTCGACCCCGATACTGTGATCGTCTGAGGAGAGCATGATGACTGATATTCCCGAGGGTGTAATCGGATCATACAAGGTCACCCTTCTAGTAGATCGGAAGCCTTGGATGCTCGACCCGGCTGATTGGGATTGGGAGGCTCTGTGTGGTCCCGATACCAAGGTTGTCGATTGCCACCTCGTAGGGGTTCGACTGGATGATGATGAGTTATATGCCCGGCTGGATGAAACCCGCCAGACTTGCGGTCAGCCAGACAATTGTGGCGACTGCGACCACACTTCTGGGAATGGAAATCTGTGAACAGTAACAAGACTCAGATTCATCGCAAGCGTATATCACGCCCTATGCTATGGCTTGTGAATAACGTGCGAGTGTTTGAGAATGCACGTGTGCTTCATTTCGGTGAGGGCCGCGCGTTTCTCGACACCCAGGCCCTTATTGATGAGGGAGCATATGTAACTGCGTATGACCCTTATTCCCCCGCGCCTGCTCAGCGTGACGATGTTGTCATCTACAACTACTACGACTATGTAATTGCAGTCTACGTATTTAACGCTCTGGAACCGGGAGAGCGCATTCAGGCCTACTCCGATTTCATTACCGCCAAGATGGGTGGAGTCGGATACATTGCCTTGCGTACTGACAAAATCGCCGGGGTACCCTATGAGGATGGCGTCATTACCCAAAAGTATACCTTTCAGAAGTCTTACACCCCCGAGTCAGCGGTCGAGGAATTCGGCGGCAAGGTAATTCACAAGGGTTCCGGCTTTCTCATTCTGGAGATTTCATAACTAACGACGATCTTATCCGGTCCATTCTGGACGGCGGGCGCCCGCGCCAGCGCGGGCTGTCAAGTCTTTTACGATAAGTTAAATATTTCCCCTAAAAACCTTGACATCCACCCTGGCAGCATGTAGAATGACCCCATGGACCTACTATTGATGATCTTGTTAGGTGTGACCCTCGTCATACTCGCAGTCACTTGGAAGCCCTAGACATAGCCGCCCGAATCTGCTAGACTTGCATCACAAGCCAATCAAGGAAGGAACAACATGCCTGCTGCTGTCGAAACCTCCGGTCGCCTCGCGGCCTTTGCTTCCCGTGAGGTGCCCGCGTGGCACGCGCTGGGAACTGTCTTTGAGGGTAACCTCAACACTCAGGAAATGCTCGCTCTCGCTCACCTGAATGGATGGAACGTTCGGCTCGTCCCGTTTGAGGCTGTCCTCGACTTCGACACCTATGCCAAGCCGCAGTTTCTCGTCGTCCGCGATAACCCGTTCGGTGACGGCCAGGGCGTTCTCGGCACGGTCGGCTCCCGCTACAATGTCGTGCAGAACGAACAACTGTTCGACTTCGGTGACCTCATCCTCGATGGTGGTGGCCGCTGGGAGACTGCCGGGTCCATCAAGGGCGGAACCCAGGTGTTCGGCTCTCTCGCCTTCGATGAAAAGACCATCACGCTCGACCCCGATGGTCGCTCTGACGAGGTAAAGACGTTCCTCCTGGTCGTGACCGGCCACGACGGCTCATGTGCCGTTACTGCTATCGTGACTCCTGTTCGTGTCGTGTGCGCGAACACGCTGGCCGTTGCCCTCGGTGGGGCCAAGTCTAAGTTCACGATTCGTCACACTTCCACGGTCGATGGCAAGATCGCTGCCGCTCGTAAGGCGCTCGGTGTGACCTTCGGTTACATGGACGCTTTCCAGGCAGAGGCTCAGGCCATGATCGAGAAGGAAATCACTAAGGCCACCTTCGATGACCTTGTGACCTCTCTCTACCCGATGCCCGAGAAGGACGCCAAGGGATCGGTGAAGAAGTGGACGACCAAGATCGACCAGATCGAGGCAATTTATCTCGGTCAGGCTGACGGTCCCGACACGACCTCCGCCATTCGCGGAACGGTTTGGGGCGCGTACAATGCCCTTACCGAAAATCTGGACTGGTACGGTAAGATTCGGGCGGGTAACGTCGAATCCCTTACCCTTGGTGCTGCTGGTCTGGATATCGCTAAGGCTGCTGAGAAGGAGCGGATTCACTCCCGCGTCCTGGCTCTGCTCTGACATTCCATCCTGGGCATGATGTAAAACTGCCTCCACACTTTGTACCATTCAGCATCCACATAATGTACCGCGATTACTGAGAGTAATTGCGGGCGCCCGGCCTAGGCCGGGCTGTCAAGTCCTATTACGATAGATTACGAAAATCACTGAAATTCGCAGAAAATCCTTGACACGCTGGCCTGTAGGGTGTACCCTAGGGGTAGTCAATGAGATGAAACCGACGGACTACAAGAAGGATGGCTGACTGTATGACATTTCGTATTGACACCGCTAAGTTTGGTGACATGCTGCCCAACGGAGCCACCTTCATCGGTAGCCGGTGCAGGGCTAAGGGCGAGTGGATCGTCCTTGCCAACTATCGGGGAGAGTTTGTAACCTGGGCTTCTACCGTCAACGGTGAAACTTTTTGGGGTAGGTACTTCCAAACCCACATCGTTGACGCCGTTTCCGATTTTCAGACGCGGTAAAGATAGTCCGAAGTGACTAGGCCAAAACCCTAGACAACCCCCCACCAAGCGTGTATCATAGTACACATAAGAGCAAGACCCACCACCATAGTAGGAGGAACAATGGCCACCACGGTCAAGCCCACCCCGTCCCTCGTCCGCGCGTTCGCTGCGGCTGCCAAGGATCAGGGCCTCGCTCCTGACGACCTGGCTGTCCACCAGCGCGGCAAGGTTTCCAAGGCGGAGGTCATCTTCTACCTCCACCAGCACCCCGCGACTACGCGCGAACTTGCTACCGGCCTTGGCCTGGAAATCGGCAAGCGCGGCGTGATCGCTGAGTCCGTTTTCGCTGCCGTTGCCGACTCTCTCTGAGGGTTGGCACGGCCCAACCCGATTGGAGAATGATGGCAACTAAGAGAGAGTGGCTAGCGGCTCAGGGCCTAGCAAAGCCCGGCACCCGTGGCCGATTCGGTAAGGCAGCGCATGAGGCTCTAGAGCAGGCAGAAAAGGACGGCATCGTTTTCGATGACCCGACTCCCAAGCCTGCTAAGGAGGTGGCGACGGAGGGAGCGGAGGCTCCCTCCAAGCCTAGTCGGCCCACGTCTGAGAACGCAGAAATTAGGGCGTGGGCCAGGGATAACGGATTTACTATCGGTGAGCGCGGCAGAATCTCGGCAGAAATTCTAGCCGCCTACCATGGTGATCCTATTCCAGATAATGACTATGTACCACCGCCACCCCAGGTCCGGGTCCGCCCGGCGCGGGTGATGTACGGATTCGACAATGACGGACATAAGATCGGGTTTGCTACCTGTGGACGATGCGCAGAACACATCTCGTACTGCGAGTGTTCAGAGGGAATCAAGACACCTTTCGGCGTGAACGCTATTGACGAGTCCCTTACGGAGTGGTACACTTCCGTATGACGAAGGGAGTCTAATGGCACAGGCACCGGAAGCCAGGGCCGCAAAGTCATTCGCCAACTATGCGTGTGACAGTCGATTCGTCCCGGCTCTATTCGGCCAGGTCGTAACGCAAATGACGGTCGTTGAGCAGGAACGCATGGTCGCGGCACTGCTAGGCATTACTCAAATGCTGGCGATCAACTACAGTTATGGGGCATTCACGACGGAGCAGGAACGATTGCTATACAAACTCTGTGCTGATATCTGGCGAGTCGCTGAATCTTCCTACTTGACAATCCCACCCGATCTGCTTTAGAATGGAGTACGGAATGCTAAAGACGCTGGAAGCCTGGAATACCAAGGCCGGACGAACCGTGCGCGTTGTGGTTCGTGATGAGGCTGGACGTTTCCTGGGCGTCACTAACAAGGCCACCGCCTTTGGTCTGGAAGTGTGGGACACCGCATCAGGACCGAAGGTGAAGGTTACCGCCCGTGAGGGTGGTAAGTTCCTGGGCGCAACAAACGTCGCCCTGTCCTAAGTAGGGAAGCGGGATCGGCTACTAAGGCATACCTTGGTCGGGGAGTCTTGCCGAGTCGAATATCCAAGAGAGAAATCCTCCCGCTCTTTCCCCCGCCCCCTGTCTATCTAGAGCCTCATTATATCCAGCCTTGACAGCCCGGGCGAGGCCGGGCGCCCGTTTATCATATTATATCCCATATGTCCGTTTACGATTGCTTTTACGATGGGCATAAATTTTCGCCTGAAATGTCCGTTTGTTTGTTCTATTACGATTGGTGCCTTTAAACCCCTGAAATTATGCTAAAGTGGAGGGAAACCTTTATCAACACTTGGCTAAAAACCATACCAAGTGGAGGGAAAGTATCAGATTTAGGCTATTCTGAGGGTCTAAGTGGAGAGTTATTGAATATTGATATGGTCTGTGCGCGGGGTTTTCGGCCCCGCGCACTGTCGTTTTGTGCCTCAGTTCGTCAATATTTACATAATTGAGGCGGGATTTGCCCTATAATCCCCCCTCATACACCCTATATACAGTAGTAGAAGCATAGTAGCACCTTGTATCTGTTGTACAAATTGTACAAAATTTGCTGAAAACATGTACATATTGTGCAGAATTTGCTGTATATGCCCTCAAAATGCATAAAAAATAGACATTACGATGGTCAATTTAGGTAATTTTATATCACATAAAGAATCTTTTACTTAACGAAGGTAAGTTACCCCTGTTATCTTATTATCTTTTCGTTACTCTCTGTTACTTTGGGCATAGTTTTGACCCACCGCCGCCGACCATTGCATATACTTGAATGGTTTGTTTACTCCTATATTATGATGGGATGATGCTTCAAGACCCCGCTCCGGCTTTTCTACTACGGGGCTATGATACATAGCACCCAAGGCATACGCCCGGCCCACTCCGATAGCAGCATGATCAGTGTATACGAACACACTGTAGTCTGACTGTATCTCTACTATGAATGGACCGAAGCCTATCAGTATCTCAAAGTCTGTTTCTGTATAGTTATGCTCGCCATGCACCCGCCTCAATTCATGCACAAAGTATTGTACGAAGAATGATTCTACTTCATCGGTGGAAGGCATATCAAGTACGTGCGTCTTTGGTAGTTCAATCCCGCCCCGCCTGGCAGATTTCTTCGGCAGATTTTCCATGAATTTGTTTTCCCAGGGATTTTTAGGCAGATTTTCATAGTATCGCAAAATTTGTGCCTGTCGGAAACTGCCAGCATAACCTATTAGATATCCGTCTCTGGCAAAAAGTTTTCTATTCTGTGGTTTGGTGATTTCCCAGGTCGTCATATCTACTACAATGGAGTCCGCCCCCATGTAGGTGTCGTGGCCGTCAGTGGCGGCAACTATACACGTCAATTTAGTTCATCAATTACGTCAAGCGTTCTCAGCAGGGCACGCCGCGCGCCCCATCTTGTCAACCCGAAGGCAATTGTAGGCCTGCCATAATCATCGCGCACGTATGCGATATAGCGACCATTCAGTCGCCAATACTTAATATCTATCATCATCGTCCTTCATCATTGATCCTATAATAAAGCCAGGGCCTATTGATACAAGGAACCAGCCCGCCCATATTAATAACAGTGTAGTCATGCTCCTATGGTACCACGGATTCAGTCTGAGTCTGTCTTATCAAAAGCAATAGACCTAATGTTAGACCAGTCGAATTCTAGGACGGCGGCGGAGGAAATGAATTCAAGCAATGATGCTTCCTCATCACCCTTGAAGTGTATTGTTATAGTGACCATTGTTTATTTCCTTATTGTTTCTGGCTGGGCCAGTGGCTCGGGCGGCTTTCTTTCGATATAGTCAAACTTAGGCTCGGGCACTATCATCGTCGTCGGTGGCTCTACTCGCTTAGCAGCCATATGCTGACCACCACGTTTGACAGGTATTGAGGGAAGTTCTTTCCAAGTCCTATGCTTTTCTAAAGAATCCGAAGGGTCAGGTATGATCCCAAGTTCAATTTCCAACCGCCGGATATCTTCCTGCAAGTCTAGGTCATCAGTATCATACACAATCTTTTGCTTTTTTCTGGCAGAAATTATCACAGCCAGTACAGGTACATAGATTGGGATTAGCCAGATCAGCAACGGCGCGCCAAGGAGCAATGCGAATGGAAGAAATGCCGTAACCCATATGCTAGCAAAGATTTTAAACCCACGCTCATTGAAAAAGTCATCATCCTCTAAAATTATTAGATATATCTGTCGCAGGATAAACAGAAAAGTAAAGAACCCGACGATACATGTCATCAATATATATAAAGTGGGGGTAGCCATGTACTTCCATGTCATAAAATTTTTGAAAATATCAAACATCATTACTCCTCAATAGTGGTGCGGATGGCAGATGTGCTCAACGACCACGGCATTCCCGTCCGCCTCATCGCACAGCGCACGCACCCGGTCGAGCGCAGCCCGCGCCTCGTCCCGCTCGGCTTCGGCTCTGGTAGCGCGTTCGGAATGGTTGCGCGACAGGTCGAGCAGGCGGTCGTATTCCTCGTACTTCCTGCGGATCGCCTGCCGCAGTTGCTCTGTTTCGGCTTCGGCCTTTACGGCGCGGCGAAGTGCCTCGTCCCGCTCAGCCCACGCCTCACGCAGCGCAGCGAGGAGAGCAGGAATGTCGGCACGGGCGGCGGCGATGAACTCGGCGTCGGCTGGGTTCGACCACGCCCGAACGAGCATGAAGCCGCTGTACGGTGACGGTGCGCGGAACTCGCCCTTCTCGCCCCGGCGGTCGGTGGAGTCGTCGAAGGCCCACGGCCCCGGCGTTGCGGCAGCGCACCGCACTTCGATGGCGTCGAGGTCCGGTGTCACGACGCCTCCCCGTCAATGGCGGACATGGACTGTTGGTAGGTCGACGTCATCCCGGCCCGCACGAACACGGTGAGCCGCGCCCGGTACTCGCGGGTCAGCAGGACCCGGCACAGGGCGTTGACGATGCGGACGCCTACGCGATCGCGCAGCGTCGGGGCGTAGGCGCTCACCGCGGCACCCGGCCCAGGTACGTGGACCACGCCTGGTCGGGCTCGATGATGACGAAGTCGTCCTCGTAGTCGCTCCACCGCTCGTAGCGCACGGCACGCTCTGCCACCTCTGCGTCGGTCCAGACGCGGGGATGTCCGTCGACGCCGCCCATGACCTCGTCCAGGTCGTCGTCGCGGATGTCGACGTCGGCGAACACGCCCTCCCAGTCGTCGTCGCCGCGGAGGCTGGTGACCGAGACGGCGTTGCCGCTCGACCCGAACGTCATCCAGTACCCGTCGGAGAACCGACGCTTGACCTTCGTGACGTACAGCCCGCAGATACCGGGGACGGCGAGCACCAGCACCGGGTTGCACAGTTGGTCGCAGGACCGGTGAAGGGGAGCCTGCCAGTAGCCCCACAGCCAACGGAACTGGAACCTCACGACGCCTCCCCGTCGATGGCGGCGTAGAGCCGATTCTGGATGTCGTCCCCGATGGCGTGGCAGAATCTACCCGCCGTCAGTATCGGGTCGTGGGTGTAGTCAAACGCGGCCCGCTTCCACAGTTCGTAGTCGGCCATACCACGCAGCACGGCGACTACCTGATCTTCCGACAGCCCGGCTTCACGGACGGCCTGCGAGGACATGATCCGATCAGCCAGCCAGTGCTCGCTCATAACTCCCCCTCGATGGCGGCACGCAGGTAGTCGTCCGCGTCGCGGTCCCACTGCGCCCATGTCTCGTCCCCGCCGGGGGCACGCTCCCCGTTGATCCGAAGATGAAGCGCGTATCGGATCAGGCGGTTGGCCCGGTCGAGCGCGGCACGCAAGTAGCGGGCGTCGCCGGAGGCGATGGAGGCGCGGGTGAACAGGTCGTCTCGCTCGGCCTCGACCTCGTCCAGCGCGTCCGTCAGAAGGGTTACTGCGTCCACTAACCGCACGAAGTGACACGGCCACGGCTCGGCATGTACGCCGCAGGTGTAGCCCTCTGCGCGGCAGGCAGGCCAGTGGCGCATCTGCTCCTCGCTCAGCGCGTCGTTGGCGAGCGCCCGTACGTCCTCCATCACTCCTCCGTCCCGTCGATGGCGGCGCGGAGTTCGCCCGCTCCGATCATCGGAGAGCGGCGGTACAGCAAGGCCCGCACCCGGTCGAGTGCGACTTCGGCAGCCTGCGCTCGCGAACAGCACTCATGGACGACGGACGTGAAGATGCCGTCCACCTCGCCGCGCCGCATCCGTTCGACTTCGGCCTCGGCCTCATCGGTCGCACGCTGCTGGACGTACAGGTCGGCGGCGAGGCGCTCCACCTCGGCCCACGCCTCACGCAGCGCAGCGACGAGGCCGGGCACCTCATACCCCATGAAGAGGGGGCCGTAGTCGGCTACGTTGCGTTCGATGGCGTCCAGTTCCTTATCATCCATCACAGCACCCACACAGCAATTCTTCGAATGTCAATGTTAAACTTATCATCCATCATCTCAGCAAACTCACTGAACCACTGCACGACAGGGGAGTTGCGGCGAGACTTGGTACTATCAAAGTAGAATTCTACGATTGCCTCGTCCGCTGCGGCGGAAATGCTTACATCATCCACTGACTCTCCACGCAGACAGGCGACGGCGCAGTATTTTACCGCCTCCTTGACCTTGCTGATATCTGAATTGGTGAAAAACATTACGCGACTAAAGTCAGGGTTCTCATCTACATAGTCAGGGAATACCGGATATATCCCAACAGCCGACACAGTTTTCACTGCTACATTCGTGGCATTCAGTCCATCGCGCCTGTCAAGATATTCTCGATATAGTGCTTCAAGGGCCACGCATTCATCAAAGGTGCGCTCTTCGGCTAGATACAGCCATTCCGTAAACTTCATTTTTTGCTCCTAGTCGTTAGTGATGGGTTCGTATTCCCACCAGCCGTCACGATCAACTACTGCTCCAATAACTTCATCATCGAAGCAAACGCTTATCTCACCAGCCCCCAGGGTAAAACTTCCGGCTCCGGCAGGCCTCTTTATGTCATCTAGTTTTTCTAGATGCTCGATGATGGCAGCAACGAATGTCAATAGATCGGGGGTTAGCCCTAGGTTCTTATGTCTCATGGTGCTAGTCTACTCCTACTGGTCGATGCTGTCAAGGGTTTCTATGGTGGGGCATGGCCATCTAAATCCACAGTGCTTGCACATGTTTCTAGATGGTATCTCATAGTGAAGGTCGTACAGTTGCTCTACCCGCGCAATTACATCCATCGCTGCAATAGCAAGGTAGTGTTCTGGCGTGCCCTCTGGATTTACTCGCTGAACCCACCAGGCATCCTCAGATGCATAATGATACTTTCTGTTCACGGCTTCACCATGTTCTCTGTGAAAGAATACTCTATAGTGTGCGAAGGCCAAAAGTAATTACAACTGCGACAGCAGACATAATTCCTAAATTTCTTGAACTCTTGAAGAAATTGAGGATACTGTTCAGGAGATTTTTCATAAAGCCTTCCTCTGTGAGTGATTTTGATACGGTCGTCGTGAATCCAGGGCGGCGGAATATCGTCGTGCCAGTCGTGATAATTGGCATCCATGAGGTCTGTTATGGCTCCGCGATATGTATTTCTGTATCCACGTCGTTCTACCTCATCAATGATGGCGTTTGTGTATAAATAGAGATAACCCTCCGACCCCGCCCACATTTTTACTGCCGGATGATTACGCCAGCCCTTAGTCAGTCCAGCATTGATGCGTAGGATTTGATATGCCTCTACAGCCTGTTTGAGTAGTCTTTGTCTGTCTAATGTTTCGGCGGTGGACTTAAAATCAATGCCGTGTGGGAGAAATGTCTGCACTTACGAACCATCCTTCGCATCTGCACTGTGGATAGTCACAGGCCAGAATTGCGCGGTCGCCGTGACAGTGGACAGTGTGACCACAGATAGTACATCTTGGGGGTCTTTTTGCATCATGAGTGAGTGGCTCTTTTGTGTGAGTACGCCCCTCACCCATAATTAACTTATGCCTTGTCGTCAGCGTGTTCATGCTGTACCGACTGGCCAACGAAAACACGCAGGTCGCTCAGCGAATAGGCGATTGTCTGTAGAATTCCGATAAGTGCGAGTCTGAATTCTCTGTCCAATGCCTCTCCATGCGACTTCGGATTTGCCAGCGGCAGGTTCGGATTCTTTTCTGAGAATTCCTGGTGAGCGGCTGCATAGCGACCAACAATGCTATTGATGTATGCAAGCATATCGAATTCTTGTGGTTCTCCCGTTTCCTCGGCGGGAACGGTGTCAGGCTGATCTGTCATGTTGATCCTTTATCCTATTTGATAGCAGAGCGGCCAGCCCCGACGCATCATGCGCCAGAGCCACGCTCAGTTCTTTGTCATCAGTCATGATAGCATTTTTGAAGTATGTAGTCAAGAGCGCCAGTAAATCATCATTACTCACTGCATCATGGTGATAGAGCATGTGACTGTCCATCTTGCGATTGACTTCGTTTATGTCAATATTGCCATCGGCGGTGAAGTAGACGATATCACTACACACCTGGCATGTCACAGAGTACATCGGTTTCCTATCTAGAAAAAATACAGAGCCCCTATTAATTGGGGGTGGTTAGATTGGACCCCCTATTAATTTAGACGGGCGTTCTAGCCTCTTGCGAAAAATCAACGTACCATTCCCCGCACTCGCTGTCATAAAAAACTTCTGCCAAGATAGTACCTACCTCATTGGCTACCTGAATGGAGGCATCATAAATTTCATGGTCACTGCCACTATTCAGTTGTGAAGCCGCTTGCACAATATTTAGCAAATGCTCCAATTCGTATTCTGTCAACGAACGATCCAACTTCTCCTGATATGTCATTCGTCTACCTCGCTTCTGTACAGTTGAATTAGAAATACGTCTCCATCGACCTCGACATAGCCTATAAGGCTGTCGTCATAGTCTACGTGAACCTGGACTTCCCGCCCCCTAAGTTTCAGATCAAAGTCTGTGATGGGGAACTCGTCTGTATCAATCGGAAAATTGTCATTGATCGTGACGATGTGTGCCATTGCTCAACCCTTCGAAACTCTGTATTTATGTCTGATCTGTGGCCTGACCCCGGCCTTGACCAATGCCTGATAGGCCTGGCCGTATTGATTCTCTACACCCTGGGCGGACTTACCGAAAGCATCCCGGCGCCGCTTGGTAAGCGCAGCGAAATCACGCTCTAGGTTTTCTGCATTCATGCTGTCTCCAATGCATCAATAATGCCAGTGTGTGTCCTGGCTTTGATTTCGTTCACTACCTTACCATGCTTCATCACATAGACGGTTGGTACTGACTTGATACTATACTCTTCCAGATCGAACCTGTCAAGGGTATCTATGTCGATGATATAAAAATCTTTGTCGGGCAGCATAACGGCAGCCTTGGCAAACTGTGGCTTCAATTGTTTGCACGGCCCGCACCATGTAGCAGTAAATGCTACCACGGCCTCTGGCCGTTGCTTTATCTTCTCTATACTTGTGTCTGTGCTTAACATACGTTCCTCAATTCAATGCAATTTTTTGGCACGAAGGGCATGGCCACCACGCCAACGTCAATGCCTCGGTAGAGATTGTAACACACCACTGATTGTCTCTGTCCAATTCTACAACATTATACATACGCTGCTTCGTGTCAATAAGCGTTTCTGGCCTGATTTCACGCAAGGGCAGGAATCTTTTGCAGGTTTCGATGAACATATCTATGGATTGGATTGGATCGTATGACACAGAATCTCCGATAACAGCATCGGTAATCGCCATGACGTGCCAGTGATCAATGGAGGTCATTAATGTCACTCTTTCCTAACTTGAGGGCGAGTTGTACCAGGACTTCGTTCAATTCACGCTTCACGTCGAAATACTTTTCACGCATGGCGTCCAACTCTTTCTGTACTCTGTCAGTCTCAGCCTTGGCATCGTCCAACTCCTGACGCATCGCAGCCAGGTCTTTTCTAAGTTCATCACGATAAGCGGCGTCTAAATCAGACTTTGCTTTCGATCTGTTCAGAAACCACTCTACTGTTTTAAGCCCGACTCCACCAGATAATGTACCAATTAGGGCTATCCATGCACTATCTATCTCCATGCTCACGTCCACAGGCAAGATGCAGATGCAACGAGGCGCAGATTAGTGATAGTCCAAGTGTTGTCGTCCAGAACAACGGACTGATATCACCGGCCTCAATTGCCAGTATGCTGAGAAATAGGAATAACGCAAAGCCAGAAAATGTACCATATCGTCTAAATCTATACGAATACGGACACTTCATGAAGTATAGCCCGATTATTATGGCACTGCCGGTTACTATTTCAATCGTGCCAAATATAATTTCAGTGTACGGGGAGTTCACGAAATTAAGGATACCATTTTGATACGGAATGCTGTAGTGTGGGGATATAGAAATTACCCCTTGCAGCAACAGTATGATGGCAACAATGAGTTCTGTGATATGTTCTGCTGTCGGCAGAATCCGCTTCACTTTCTGTTTAAATACCATCATACTGCCATTATACTATAAATGTTATTTCAATAGATCGGCGGCTATGATAGGATCACCGATATATCGTTGGCGGGGCACCAGGAACCGCTTTACAGCGTCTACCCCTGATTGTCTACCAACCAAAATAATGATCCAACGTGGTTCGTAGTGCGCGCTTATGCATTCCTCACACATAACCAGCGTCATATCCTTGATCAGATATGAACGCTTGGCCCGCAACCGATGCTTGGGCCTGCCGCACGACTGACACACTCCATTAACACTCATGCTTCATCCAACATTTCATAATCTTCTGGCTCTAGCCATTCGAAGTATTCATCGCCATCTACCATCCAGAACACATAGGCCTCTCCACTTGGCAACAACCGTAGAACAACACCAATTTCTGATTCCTCTACAATGCATACGTCATACCGATTTTGGTGGGTCACCGGCTACGCCTCCTAGTTCTGCTCGGATGCCCATGGCAGCCAGCATGGACTTTATCTTTACCATGTAAAGCACCGCGTCCTGCTGCACATTGTCTGGCATGGCCATGATTTCATTCGCATACACACGCAACTCTAGATAGTCGGGATGCTCCACAACGTCCATTGTAAAATGCTTTGGCTTTTTGACCTCGCGGATCATCTTGGCAACTGCTTTGCTATACATAAAGTGCTTCTAACCTCTTCCAAGTCTCTGATGTTTTGTGTGCATTGAATTTCTTGTCGGCCTTACCGTTATTCAAATATACCCCACCGAATACGCCGGTGCTTTTCGTAGCGACTCCATAGCCTCCACAATACTTTATGACGGGGCAGGCCAAGCACATATTGTCGGCCTGCTCCGCCACAACTCTGTCCGTTTCGTAGTCATCAAAGAATATATTGTACAGATTTGTTGGCATTCCACGGCAGGCGGCAAGGTGGTGCCACTCTACATCGCCCTCGTCTACTCCTAATATCTCTAGAATGTTTACCATGACTACTCCATGTCAAGAATGATTGACATACTGCAACGGCACTCTCCATGTACCATCTGATCTGAGGGGGTAAATGAACTGAATTCCCCACGATCCATTTTCGAACGTGCCTCGCCTGTCTGTATATCCACTAGCATCCCTTCGCCATGTTACGATATCCCAGCCGCGCCACTTCAAAAAGCGGTTGCCATTGACAACCTTGTGCGCGGCATCATAATCTAGTGTAACATACTTCATGGGATTTCTCCTTTATTTATTGGTGATAAACGTGATGTGGTGGCAAACTTAGTACAGTATAAGAAATCTCTCCGTCGCTAAAGTCTATAACTGCGGCGTTCCTAAAATCCCCGCCCCATTCGGCAGCACCGGCAGGGTTACACGACAGACTCAGAACATCACAGTCTCCAAACTTGTACTCTACATTACGATGGTAGTGTCCGTGCGCCCAAAATCTCGGCGCCAATTCTGACCCAACCATGGTCATCAATTCGCGGTGGCTTTCTGAGGCATGGTCGTCATTAATAAAACCCTCCCGCATCGGCATCGTGGTCGGTGCATCATGAGTCAGCAGCACGTCCACAGGGCCGCTCTCGGAAATCGTCCAGGCGTCCTTTAGGCTCAGTTGCTCGTCGGCCCACCACGAAATATACTCCTGCCTGTATTCTCTGTCAATAGAGACAGCACCGCCAGCGGAAGCAAACGATACCCCATCCCACTCCCAGCGATTAATCTTGCCAGAATAGGCAATATTGCTACGGACAATAAAAAACCCATCATCACTAATCAGACAGTCCTCTTCAAAGCCTGCCAACTGTGTGTAATCCTCATGATTTCCGGGGAGGAAATAGATGGTGACAGACTTGTCATGAGCATAGTCATTGATAGTATTCAGAAAGTGCTGCCCACCCTGGCCCGGCCAAATGCCGAAGTCGCCTAGAACAAACAGTCTATCTATGTGGTGTTCAACACAGATATCAACGGCGGCGTTAATATAAGCAGCATCACCGTGGCTGTCACCAGCCAGCAGAATCTTCATCGGCTTCCTCTACGTGTCCATCATAGACGTGCCATGGCACATCTATACTTCCAGTGGATAGAATAACAATCATTTTTTGATATGCCTTGTCCGGATAAACGTCCCAGGCAAGGGGGTCGTACAGCCCGACCTCATCGGGCCTACAATCGTAAGCATACCATAGGTGGCCCTGCTTGACAAGGATCATCTCAGTTGAACTCCAACACTTTTATCTTGGCTGCTCGGGCTCGCGCCGCACAGTCTTTCGTTCCCCGTGAATTCGGGGCTAGAAAGGCAACACATATGTCTGCACCAGCATCAACCATTTCTTGATTTCTGATTGGTCCCGCCCCCTTGCCATACTTATTCCAATTGGCAGGGTGTACTTCTTCCTTAATGGTATATCCATGGCCAGCGAAATAACTGCGGGTATTGACAACAAAGTCGGCGGCTAAAGAGTCAGCGCCTCTCGCCCCACCATGGACAATAGTAATTGTCTTGTCATCCTTAAACTTGGTTGACAGTTCATCAATTGCCACCGTCAAGCCGCGTATCACCTTGTTATAGTCGCTCCAATGGCGACTTCCCGTTACTAGAATCCTCATAGCATCCTCTCCTAGACTATCTTGGCAGACACTATTTCTAGACAATCCTCCATAGGGCCGGGGCCAACATAGTCAAGCACTAAAGTTTTTGCATCTTCCTTGTCAAGAGCAGTGGCCTTGACTTTAAGTGTTACCGTGAAGGTAAATTCTTCCATGTGACTAGTATACCATTGTCGGCCTAGGCGTGCTTGTCATAGCCAATCCAATGTTCCCTTAATAGCACTTCGTACATCACGGATTGCTACCAATCCAGTATAATAATAACCTTCTTCCTGACGAGCAGTTTCATCCAATAACTTTCTGACTCGCACCACGGCATTGCCATACTCGATTAATTCTTCAAACAGTTTACGACTAACACGCACGATTTCAGTATCAGGTGGATCAAAAGCAATCGCCACCTGACCATCAGGCAGTAGTGTACAAAGACCTTCACCAAGAGAACTCATAATTTTCTCCTATCAATATCTTTAGCAAGACAGTCGTCGCACAGCGTTACAAGCCAGCGATTGATAGTCCGAAGGCTGCCAGGATTACCGCAACGTTCACAGATATCTTGCGACTTTTGCTCATACAGATTGACTAGCCTGTCAATTTCCCAAGCCTTTTCAGGATCAAGCATCCGGTCATCTTCATAATAGAAGCGTAGACCACCAAACTTTTCCTTGATCTGTACAATTCTGAATGGAACACCAGTCTTTACCAATTCATCAAACAGTTCATTGACCAGACCGATCCATCCCTCATCCACTGCTATACAGTGGGGCCACCCCGCCTCCCAATATGGCATCATTTTTTGTTCTAGTGTTGCCCTATCCATGTTGTCTCCTGTACTCATACATTACGATACCGCTTGCGGTACCCACGTTCAGGCTACGGACTGATCCGAACTGTGGGATATAGATAAGGTCATCACAATAACTCTTAGCCTCTTCCGACAGCCCGCGCTGTTCCTCACCAAAGATAAACAGAGTGCGAGGGATCAATGGATAGTCGTAGATTGACTTGGCCGATGCAATATTGTCAACGCCCAGCCAGTCATAGCCCACATAATCCCCGGGCGGGTCGGCAAAAAAGTGAGCGACCGCCCCCCAATCAGGAAAGTGACGTATATGCTCGTAGTGATGAGTGCCCACAGCACCACGCTTGTCCCATTTCTTATCCCCGACGAACCAAATTTCTCTACCCAGGAAGGCATTGTGGTTGCGTACTCCGGTTGCCTTGTTAAAGTCACCACTCAGATTCTCAAATACTGAGATAAATTGTCCGCGGTGAGTGTCAAGATCACCGCGAATGGCATCAACCTCCCACCACTGATAATAGTCGATGACATTATTCATTGGGCATCATTTACCAGGGCGGCGGCTACCGTCTCCACGATAAGCGTAAGCGGGTATGCCAAATCTTCCGGGTGGTATGTCTGATCCAGTTTCATGTTCATAACTCTAGGGATAACATCTTTGGCACAGTTTGCAACAAGATCAATGAAATCACTAGTAGAAATACGTGTCATTTTCCGATCAACCTCAACCCAATCTTGGCAATAAAATACACACAGAAGCCTAGTACCATCCCCGCCACAAACGTCAAAATCTTGTAAGCGGTCGGTGGCCACATATCTATGATCATTGGTACAAGCAGTAAGAATATTACGAATCCAACTAAGAAATAACCCATAAAACGCTTCACAACTGCTCCATAATCTGTTCTCCAATGTGCCTGGTATACGCAGGCGGGAAACCTTCCTTCAAGGAGTTCCATGGAATTTCCCTGGTGACTCCCATTACCTCCCGGCCATGCTCAACATTGCGGGCTGTTCTGCCGCCCTGTGGAATATTGTCAGAAGGCACATGATACACGCCCCAGGGTCGCCCCTGCTCCTTATGCTTGCATCCCGAGCCAACAAGATCAAAGTCGTCGGATAGGAACAGACGGTGCCTACGGACGCCAAGACCATATGCCGAACCGCACTCGATAACGGCATTCTCCATACCAGGAGCGCCCGGCACATTCTCAACTACATAGGGAACGTCAAGTTCGCGGAGAAGTTCTAGAGTCGGGGTCAGCAGATCGAGATACTTAGATGTTCCGCCCTGAGCATCACGCAAATGCTTGGCCCGCGTGTGAGCCTGGCATGGTGGGCTGGCGTGGACAAACGCGACACTACTAAGATCAATATTCTTCAAGATAGCCAGCGCATCAGCCTGTACAAAAGCATATGGATAATGTGGCTGTGGGTTGATATCAACACCGATCACATCAAATCCCGCTTGAACGTATCCATCGGAAGCCATACCGGCTCCGCAGAACAAGTCAATTACGAGCGGCTTCATTGTTTGCCTTTCTATTGTGGAGTAGGAGGGAATCGAACCCTCGTCCAATGATGTTCAAATTCTAGCAGTTACAACGATGCACTAGCGTTTGTAACAATTGTGTAACAATTTAGTACGGCCTGACCTTTATTGACGGGGTGGTGGTCAGGAACCCCGGCACTTGCCTATGCTGCGAGTGCTAGTTGAGATTGATTTGCATTTATTGTGTTGTGACTGATTGAGTCAGTCAGGCTCGTTGCCGCTTCGATCATAGCATCACTGTCGAAACCTGTCTACCCCTTGCGTGCCCAAGGCGGGGGTCGAACCCGCACGTCCTTGTGAGACAATAGTTTTTGAGACTATCGCGTCTACCTGTTCCGCCACTCGGGCTTGTCCTCCAATTATAGGGCATCAATAGCAGCCTGTCAAGGCTAAACGGTCTTGCGTTCCTTTTTCTTCGGAGGCCTTCCCCGTCTTTTGGGGGCCGGGTTATTATGACACGGACAGGAACAAGTGGCGCATGATATCTTTTCCACACAGGCCCCATGATAGCCGTCCAGGCACCATCCAAATTTCGTTGTTGTGACGAAAAGAGTGGTTGTGTGATCTTCTTTTTTACGAGCCACGGCGCTTACGGTCGATGTACGTGTATCTAAGGAACCATCCTGGTAGCATTGAGTCCCAGCGCATAGACTCTAACATGTAGATTCCAAGAGCGGGGAGTTTTGCGTCGGGGCGAGATATCTGCTCTGCCTCTTCGGTAGTCATATCAAATATCAAGTCCTTGGTATGACTCACCTTCCGCACAGAGCCGTCTCTACGTCCGCCAGTAAAATATGCTATATTAGTCACGGGATTCTCCAATAGGAGCGTGCCAGCGCGTGCCGCACGCCAAACATTCCATATCTGTCATGTAGAGGGCTACTTCTCCCTCGTCAAAAGCCACCAATAGTTTAAACCAAGTGTTACCACATGTACATTCATCTGTTATTACTGTGCGATGATCCTCTGCCTCACTATAATCGGTTTCAACATCCAGCCATGATTGGAGCGGTCCTTCAATTTCTACATCCTCAAAGATTTCTGCTATTTGCTCTTCGATTGACAAGACTGGCTTATCAAACAATGATAACTGTCCATCTAATTCTTCTGACATACTCACCCCTTACGTGCCACTACCGGGAGTCGAACCCGAAACTGCAAGCCTCGGATGCTCGCGCTGTTCCTTACTAGCGGCTGAGTGCGGGCGGTGGGATTCGAACCCACACTGATCAGATTTTAAGTCTGTTGCCTCTGCCATTGGGCTACGTCCGCTCATCGAAGAAATCGTTTTGTACGTCCCATCCCTGGGCCAGCAGTATAACGAAATACTCATGCCCATGGTGGCTACAAAAGTATAGCATGGAGTCTCCGCGCGTGGCAATGACACGCGCCTGTGCATTACACTTGTCACAGCGATCATGCGCTGTCAGTGTAACCGGCTCAAACTTTTGTAGCGTTTCCATTGTTCCTCCATTATATCAAACAAGCGTGGGGTCTGACGACCCCACGCCTGCTATTATTGGGCCTCGGTGTCGCCCTGGGGAACGCGCGTGTCGTAGTCCACGAATTCACGATTCCTACGATCTGCTTCGCGTCCATTCCAGCCACGAACCTTGCGGTCATTTTGAACCTGACCCCATTCACGACTCCAACGGCCTGCTGCTGCCTCTGCCATGATAACCTCCTAATTGTAGAATTCTACCATAGCATTATAGCAGATTGTGTGTTAAATTTCATAATGAGTCCCACACCAGGGAGTCGAACCCTGAGATTGAAACTTAGGAGGTTTCATCTGATCCTTTCGTGCGGGTTGTGCATAGGGCACCTGGGTCCATCGGTCAACAGTTAGCAAGACTGTTTTTCAGGGCACCGCCCCTCAACCTATCCTCGGCTATGCTTT